TCGCCTCTCAGGAGCCGACCGCGCCGGAGGAGCCGCGATGAACGACGATCGATTGCACGAACCGGATGAGGAACGCCGCTGGTTGCCGCGTGAAGGTCTCGTATCGCTGCTCGATATTGTAGGCGGCGGCAACATGACGTGCGACGAATGCGGACGTTGGCAGGGCTTCTCTGCGATCGGTCGTGAAGATGCTCGCGAGCAGTTGGCGGCTAAGGGTTGGACGTTTCCGCTCGGCCGCGATTTGTGTCCGAAATGCAGCTTAGTCGTCCCTCCGAGTCGATCCAGCCCGCAGGAGGAGTGAGATGTTGAGCGAACACCGAAGTGAAGCGCTGGCCGACTATATCGAGCAGTTGCGACGCGAGGTGCGAGACACGCACGCCTACGCAGAGCGGCTGAGCCTTCGAGCCAATGACGCCGAACGGCACCTTGCCGAGGCCCAGCAGCGGATCCAGGCCCTTGAACAGGCACGTGAGCAGTTGATCACGAAGTGGCGCGAACGATCGCGGAAGGCTGAATCTGAGCGCGAGCAGCACGAGCGGCTGACGGATCGCGGCGTCTACTTGCTCGGCAAGATGGAATCGATCACGCGCTGCGCTGACGAACTGGCTGCAGTTGCCGCCCCTCCCGATCCGACGGAGTAGCCGAGATGAGCGAACGAGTTACCGGTTTTCTCTCGAAGAACAAGCGCGTCGGGCTGAGCAGTGATGGTGAAGTCTCTGCTGGCTACGATTCGATCGCCTACGAAGTGTTTGGTGAGAACGCGGACGACTACGGGTATGACGATGCCGACATGTGGACTGACGCGGAGCGCATCGAACTCGCCGACGCGATGATTGCGCGCTGGAAAGCGTTCAGACAGAAGTGGTTACGGTGAGCCTGCGGAGTAGCCGAGATGCCTGAGACGCGAGACGAAGCAGCTGACCTATGCGCGCGGTGTAGTCGCCCGCGTCGGCAGCATTACGCCGTAAACTATTCGGATGGTCAGCTGGTAAGCGGTGAGACGCTGATCTGTCCGACTGCTGTATTCTTATGGCAACCCGGATTAGCTCAACGAGTTCCCTCCCCGCGGCCCGAGCAGGAGCCGTGAGGAGGCGCCAGCGGTGAACTGTCCTCACTGTGGACGCTCAGCCTCCAAAGTGTTGTCGACCCGTGACCGACACAACGTGGATGGCGTTCGTCGGCGCCGCAAATGCCTCGGGTGCCAGAAACGCTTCTGGACACTGGAACGCATCGAGCGCCCCGCAATTGCGCCTCCACGATCCGTCGTTGCGGAGATTTCGCGCTACCGCTAGTCCTCCCTCCCTTTACTTCGCAAAGCCCTTCGTCCAGACTCGTCCGAGTCGGATTTCTCCAAAGTAGACCGAGTAGATGGCAAAAGGTCGAAAGACCGGCGGCCGGAAAGCGGGCACGCCGAATCGCGCGACCGCTGAAGTCGAAGCGAAGTGCCGCGCGCTGATCGAAGACCCGGAGTATCAGACGTACTTCAAGCATCGGCTCGCTGTCGGTCAACTTGCGCCAGCTCTAGAAGCAATGACTTGGCATTACGCCTACGGCAAGCCGATTGAGCGCTTGGAACATGCGGGGCCTGGTGGCGGGCCGATTCCGTATCAGTGGCAGGAGTGACCGCTGCCATCACCATCCCGTACCGACCGCGACCCTTCCAGAAGGTCATCCATGCCGGGATGGAGACGCACCGCTGGGGCGCCGTCGTCTGCCATCGCCGCTTCGGCAAGACCGTCTGCGCGGTCAATCACTTGCAGAAGTGTGCGATGCGTGCCACGCGTGAGCGTCCTCGGTTCGCCTACATCGCGCCCACGTACAAGCAAGCCAAGGCTGTCACGTGGGACTACGTCAAGCACTTCGCTCAGCCCGTGTTGGACCACGACGTGAACGAATCGGAACTCCGCGTGGACTTCGCCCAGAACGCCAGCCAAGTGCGGCTGTTTGGCGCCGATAACCCAGATTCGCTGCGCGGCATGTACTTCGATGGCGTCGTACTGGACGAGTACGGGTTGATGCCGCCGAAGACGTTCTCCGAAGTCGTGCGGCCGATGCTGTCGGATCGTGGCGGCTGGGCGCTGTTCATGGGCACGCCGAACGGCAAGAATCAGTTCTACAACGTGGTCCAGCAGGCACGGGACGATCCCGACTGGTTCTTCGCCGAATACAAGGCGAGTCAGACGGGTGTGTTGAGCGCGGAGGAACTCGCATCCGCTCGGCAAGTGATGACGGCGGACGAGTATCAGCAGGAATACGAGTGTTCGTTTGAGGCGTCAGTGAAGGGCGCGATCTACGCGCGCGAACTCATCCAGGCACGCGAGCAAGGGCGGATGACGCGTATTCCCTACGATCCGGCCGTCTTGGTGGACACCGATTGGGACTTGGGGTTTGGCGATCTGACCGCTGTGTGGTTTTCGCAGACGTTTCCAACCGGCGAAGTGCGATTGATCGACTACGCCGAAGCGGCAGAAGGCTTACCGTATTTCGTCTCGCTCCTGCGCGGCAAGGGCTACGCCTACGGGGACCATTGGGCACCCCACGACATCGCGCTTAAGGAGATGTCCGGCAACAGCCGGCTCCAAGCGTCGCGACAGCTCGGGCTGAACTTCCTGATCTCGCCCAAAGTGGAACGGATCGAAGACGGGATTCACGCCGTCCGCATGCTGTTGCCGCGGTGCTGGTTCGAAGCCGATCGCTGCCGTGACGGGCTCGAAGCGCTGCACAACTATCGGTGGAAGGTTCCGAACGTGCAGGACCCAACCGGGCGACCGTTGCCCGTCCACGATTGGGCGTCGCATGGCTCGGATGCGTTTCGAGGATTGGCGTATCGGCACTACGTGAAGCGTCGGCGTCCGCAGGAGGATCTGCGGCGCTTGCAAATCGACCATGACCCCGACGATCGGATCACGTCAGGGCGACACATTGGACGACGGATTGGCATCGCGGGACGGGTGGGAAGGCGTGGAGGCTACTGAGCCGTGTGGTTCTCTGGCCCGTGCGATCTCGTCACTTACGTCTTGGTCTGCAGCGTGATCTTGGTGGTGGTGTGGAACCGACACGCGCGGAGCGGTAACTGATGCCGTGTGCTGATTGTGGACGACCGCTCGGTTGGGATGAACAGCGCTGGTGCTTCGGGTGCCAGAAGCCGGCCCTGGCTCGTATCGAGTGGCTATATTGGCTGGGGAATCTGACACCAGCGCCTCCGGTAAGGATTCATCGGGCGACCGGCGGTTCGAGCGGATTCAGCTCAGCACGGAGGCAAAAACGTGAATCGGCGGCAATTCGTTGGCGCGTTGACTGGTGGTAGCGCAGTTCTACGCGCCGGTTATCCGAAGCGTCGGCGGCGCCAGTTCGAGCGTTTGGTCTTAGTTGACCGCGATTTTAAGGCGGGCGGCACGTGGGACATAGGGCCAAGCGTTGAGGACGGTCAGGCGTGGGTGTGGCGGCGTAACGGTGATAATTCGGTAGAACTGATCGCCGGGCCATTCGACAGCATCGATGCTGGAGTGCGATGGTTCAGTGACTTCCATCCACGACCTCACGAGTCGTTCGTTCGTACGCCAGCCTTCGCGGTGACGCCGCGACGAAAGGCAACAGCGTGAGTCTTCGCATGGACGTGTATCACCATGTCGTGCCGGATCATCGGCTCGACACCATCAACGGGAAATTGGACATGCTCATCTTTCAAGGAGGCAGAATCATGGCAACGGTACAAGAACTCTCCAACGAACTCGACCAGATCAAGACCGCCGTCGACAGCGTGAAGGCGGATTCGGCGGCGCAGAAACAGCTGATCGCGGACCTCAAGGCGCAGATCGCGGCGGGCACGGGTCCGGTGACGCAGGCGCAGTTGGACGAGTTGGACGCGAAGGCGGACAGCATCTTGGCGGCCCTCACGCCGGCACCGCCGACACCGTAGGCCATGAATCGTCGCGCGTTCTTCGGCCGATTACTCGGCAAAGAAGCCTTTGAATCGTTGCGGAGGATTACCCGATGAACAGACGGAATTTCCTAGCATGTGCTGGCGCGGCACTGTCGTGGCGGCTTGTTCCAACGCGCGACGACAGCCGCAAGATTCAGGCGCTCGTGGACGCAGGAGAACCGATACCAGTCGGTGAGTATTGGTTGCGACGACCTATCGACTTCCGAGGTCGTCATGTGAGCGGACGCCATAGCATCTACCATCTTCATGACGGGGCGCACTTTTTGGCCGACGACACGATGACTGGCGAGTTCTCTCGCAATTATCTGAAGGTTGAAGGCCCCATCGACGGTTGGTTCGGGTCGTGGCGGTATACCGAAGGCACCACCTGATGCAGATCAGCACCCAGTTGCCGGCGAACATCACGCCGCTGCGGAAGACGCCTAAGAAGGGCAAGAAAAGGTGATGTATCGCGTGAATCGTTACCGGCGGGGGCAACGGTGGTTCTGGCGCCTGTGGCGTGGCGATGTGCCGATCGCGCGGTGCGCGCGCAGCTACGACGATTCAGACGCGATGGAGCGTGACCTGCGCTCGCTCTTTCCGCACTGGGTGAAGCGGTGAATCGCCGAGGGTTCTTTGGCTTACTGGCTGGTGCGGCTGGAGCATCGCAAATTGTGCCGACAACGCAGGCGGCGATGACAGCGGTTGAGCCGATGCCGGAATCTTTCGGCTTCGAAACGTTGCCATTCGATTGCGACCTGTCGCAATACACCGTGATGGACGCGCTTATTCGGATGGATTGGCAGCCGCACGCGGCTCCGGTGGCACTTCTGCTGTGCCAGCCAGAGAACTACTTGCAGGCACTGGAAATTCGCGACACCTTCCAAGGCGCGCTGGAGATTCACGTTGCTCGGATGCCCGATCTTCACCGCGACGCCTGGTTCGTGTCGTGGCGCGGTCGGCATATGGGCTCGCCTGGAGCGTAGATGGCGAAGTCCAAGAAACCCAAAGCCTTTGACGTGGCGTTCTCCGACAGCGAGCGGAAGAACTTCACCAACGATCTCTGTCTGGACATCCAGAATGCCTTGATGGCCCGACAGAGCGTCATCGGCGATGGGGGGCTGATCGACTACGCCGACTGGTTTTACGAACAGGGTCGGTCGGCCGCAGAGGATTTGCCGTTCCCCGGCGCCGCGGACCTGACCAGCTACTTCATCACGGAGAACGTCGATGCACTGCGCTCGCGGCTGATGAAAGCGGTGTTTGGCGTCCGGCCCTTCTCGTTCGTGGAAGGGTGGGGCGCCGACGCGAAGAAAGCGCCAGTCGTCGAAGCGTTCCTGGATTGGCAGGTCCGCAAGCCGTTCAGCGAGTTCAAGACCGAGCTGGCGAAGACCATCCACGGGGCCTTGATCGAAGACGGCTACATCCTGGAGGTGTCGGAACAGACCGAAACAACCAAGCGCACGGAACAACTTGATGTTGCGTTGGAGCTTGCGCCGCATCCAGACACCGGCGAACCGGTGCCGATCCTGGGGCCTGATGGTCACCCAAAGATTCAACAGGATCCGCAGACCGGTGAGCCGGTGGTGGCGCAAGCTGGTCAGCCCAAGGCCACGATTGAACGCACGCAGACGAAGACCAAGCGCTTGGGGCCGCAATACGACCCGATCTCTCTGAAAGACTTCGTGTTCCTGCCTGGACACGCCAAAAGCTCCAAGCGGGTCTACGGCTACGCCTACCGGATCTTCCTGCGGCAGTCGGACGTGGACGAGCGCGTGCTGGATGGGGTGTACGACGCGGAGGCGGTGAAGACACTCGGCACCAACAGCGACCGCGAGACGCACACCATTCCGGTGCCGGTCGATACGATTGCTGACCAGTACGGCCCGAACGTCGAAAAGGAGTTCTGGCAAGTCTCGATCAAGCGCGATCTCGACGAAGACGGCCGCGAAGAGTGGTATCTCGCAACCGTCTCGCTCAAAGAGCGGCTGTTGCTGCGGTTGAAGCTCGATCTGTTCGTGCAGAAAGTCGGGATGCCGCGCTGTGTGCCGTTCATCCTGTTTCCGCGGCGGGATTCGATCTACGGCTACTCCTATGCCTTCAGTAAGTTGATGACGCTGGCTGAAGAACACACGTCGCTGCGCAACATGAAGGCCGATCGCGGGGCGTTGGCGACCAATGCGCCGATGACGCAGTTGACGGGTGGGCTCTGGGATCCGACGGTCCAACCGTTTGGTGTCGGACGCGTCATTACCGTGCGTGACCACAACGAGCTGAAGCAGCTCCAGATCGCTGATGTGCCGGTCTCGATCGTGGAGCAGGAACATGCGCTCTTGAGTGCGAAAGAACGCGTCGGCGGACTGTCCGATGCGGCAGTCGGGGTGCTCTCGAGCGAACGGCGGACACTCGGAGAAAACAAGCTCGTTGCGGGCGGGTCTGCGGTGCGGGTTGATGAGGTGATCGGCCATCTCCATCTCGCCATTGCGCGGGTGATGGCGCTCACTCATGCGATCTGGGTGGAGACCTTGGAAGCGGAGAAACAGGGGATTGACGCGCCGCAGTCGATTGCGAACAGCCTCAAAGCGTCGATGCCGGAGTTTTCTGGGACGTTCACAGCCGACATGCTCAAAGGCGACTTCCAATTCGAACCGTACGGGTCGGATGACACCGCGGACCGCGATCGACAGCGGCAGGAAGGTGACAGTTTCATCCTCGCGCTGACCAATCTCGCGAAAGTGCTCCCAGGCTTCCAGCCGTTGATGGTGAGTCCAGAGGTGACCAAGGCCATTCTGGAGCATCTCCTAAGGGCCTACGACGTGCGCGACAAGCAGCCGTTCCTTGGGGCCCTGCAGGCGCCTGGCTTGCCGCCGCAGATGGGCGCAGGAATGAGTCCGTCACCGGCAGGAATGCCGTCTGAGACCCCGCCGGCCGGACCACCTGACATCGGCGCACTGCTCGCGCATCTGGCGGGCGGTGGCACCATCACCGGTAACGATCAACCAGCAGGAACCTACTGATGCTGCACAACCTTTCGCCGCAGATCGTCATCGCCGCACAGATCCTTAAAGACTCCGCGAAGGGCGACACGATCGCCGATCGCTTCAAGAGCGTCATCAGGCGAGAGCGCCTCGACGAGGCGTGCTTCATGTGCAGCACTGAGGACGAGCAGTTCCGCAGTGCTGTCGGCGGTCTGATTCTCAGCTACCCAGATGACGCTCCAGAGCGCGATGCGATCCAGTACGAGATGCGGCAAATCAATAGACTATCGACGGTGCTACAGGCCGCCACGCTCGGCATGGGCGTCTCGCTCGCCGATGTACTCGACGGTGAACAGAAGCATCCACCGATCGGCCTGCTCCCGATGTGGCGCGAGCGGACGAAATAAACCGTGGCTACTGAGCACGACGAGGAACTGACGGCTCAGACACGCGCGGCGGCACTCAAGGACATGGTGCAGACCGATGGCTGGAAACTGTTCGTTGGCGAGATTGAGAAGCGGCACGGCCCGGCCGCCGTCGGGAACGCGATCATGAGCCTGACCGCGCAGGTGCCTGCCAGTGCCGATCGGGCCTACGAGATCGCGCAGCTCGTCGAGCGCTTACAGATGACGTGTGCGGCCGTGAATGAGTTAATCAAGTGGCCGGAGGAACAGATTCGGATGGTGCAGGAGCCGAAAGCCAAAGGGCCGTTCGCTGGCCTGCGCCGGGTGCCGCGATGAAGACCGTGCCGCATCCTGTCAAGCGGCCTCCCCTGCGAACGCGGTCGCGGCTGGCCGTGTCACAGCCGTTTGGAACCCTCTTATGGGATGAGCGCTGGACTCGCCCGCGTTGTAGTTCGCGCTGTGTTGCGTCTGACAGGGACAGCGCGAAGCTCCGGTCAGCGGAAGGATAGCACGATGATGCGCATCCTCGGTAACCGCGTGCTCGTCGCCTTGCCGCCAAAAGAGCAGGAAACGAAGACCGAGAGCGGCTTAGTTCTCGTGCGCGATCCTGACCGCAAGCAGCAGACGCGCGGCGTGGTGGTCGCGCTCGGAGAGCGGCGCGGCGTCGTGCAACTTGACGACGTTCGGGCGGAAGTCGCAGGATTTTTCAACGACAGCATCGCGACGGCTGGGCCAAAGGAGTACTTGGAACCAGCGTATGCGCGCGACGATCTCGATCACTTGCTGATGAAGATGGCGCCGGCGCCATTCGACGTACAAGTCGGCGATGTCGTGCTGTTCCCAGCCTCAGCGGGCGAAGTGTTGCGCGTCGGCGAACTCGATCACGTCCTGCTCCACGAATCCGAAATTCTCTGTGTCCTTGAATCCGTCCATAAGGAAACCGCAGCATGAGTGAAGAGACGCGCACCCCCGAAGAGATCGCGGCCGCGGGAGCCAATCCTGAAGTCGACGACGCCGAAATCGTCGAAGAGGTCAAACAGATCGTCGGCAACGAGCCGAAGACGCAGCATGAACGCGTCGAAGCGGCGCTGATTGCTGCGAAACGCGAACTCCGAGCGGCCAACCGCAAGGTCAAGGAGCTGGAACCCGTCGCGGCCAGCGCGAAGGAGATCGGCGGACAACTTGAACGCGCGCAGCCAATCATCAACGCCGTCCTCGCGAATCCGAAACTGCTCGCGGAAGCAGCTCGGATCGCGAAAGGCACGCGCACGAGCAACGACGGGACGGTCCAGCCGAGCGAAACCGAGGATCCGGATGCGGCGGCTTACGCGGAAGACGCCGGGTTCTACCTGTCCGACAATCAGACGCCGGACGTGGCGCGCGCCCGTCGCGTGCTGGATCGGTTGGATGCCCGTCACGGCCGCCAGACGCGCGAAATCGTCAGTCCGATCGCTGGCACGGTGCTCGGCTCTCGCGCCGAAACCAACCTGCAATCGATGATGCGCATGACGGATGACGAGGGCGTCCCGCTCGCCACGCCGGAAAGCATCCGCGAAGTGGCCTCCAAGCTGCCGTCGAACCTCTTGGCGAATCCAGAAGTCGCCGATCTGGTCCTCAACAGCGCGATCGGCCTGGATCGCCGGAACAAGCGTTCCCCGAAAGCGCCTGATGAGCCGTTGTTCCTCGATCGGCCAGGTGGTGGACGTGGTCGACGCGAATCCGCCGTGGATGCCGACCTCTCGGCCGCCTTTGCACGGCTCGGCATAGATGAAAAACAGGGCGCTGCGGCCGTGTCGCGGCTTGAGCAGAGCGTATCGGGCAACCGCCGTGGCGGTGTGGCCTTGGGAGTGAAGTAAATGCCGCGTGTCGCGAAAGCCAAGCCGCAGACTGCCCAGACTACTGTGCCGATGACGCCGGAAGGGCTCGCCGCCTATCTCGCCGACTATCCGGCGATCGATGTCCTGTCCCGACGGTTCGTGGACCCGAACGATCCGGGCTCGCTGCCGATTCTTCTCAAAGGCGAGTCGCCCAATTGCTGTATGCACAGCGGTCATCAGCGCTTGGTGAAGCCAGGGGAAGTGAATTGCAAGGCGCGGGACAAGGACACGAATCGACGGTGCGGCAAGCCGGTGCGCAACTGGCACATTCACACGTGCAACACCGCGATCGAGGGCCGGTGGGCGCAGATGAAGGCTAAAGGCTACATGCCGGTGCTCGTCGAAGACCTGCTCGACACCGAAGACGTGTCAGGGCTCGTTCGTCAGCGGGAAGATGACGGCAAGATGTATGTCCGGCGTGGGGATCATGGCAAGGAAATCACCATGAAGATTCCGCTGGTGGCGTACAACTACGTCAAGGACTTGCAGGAAGCGCAGCGGAAAGCCCGCTCATCGAGCAAAAAGGCGATGCGGGAAGACCTCGCCGAAGCCATCGGCGCGAATGCGGACCTTGGCTCAGAGCGGGACGAAGTCGCGGATGGCGTGTATCGTGGACGAGGGATTCAGATCGAATCGCTGCGACAGGAGAAGACGACGCTCGGTGCAGAGGCTGAAGCGGAGTAGGGAGATTATCGGTATGTGCGTCACGTCGATGATCATGGACCACTATCGCGAGAAGTGGACGCCGTTGGTACCGTCTGTGCCGTGGCCAACGACTGGGCAGATCGTGTATCCGCAGGTGACGATTACATCAGCGCCGGCCATTTCCGCCGAGGAGATCGCGGAGTTTCGCGCGTTGCTTGAGCGCGCTCGCGAATACGACAAGCGCAATAACGAGCCCGAGTGCGAGTTGGACGAGAAGCGTGCAGCTATTGTCACTATCGCGAAAGCGCTCGGAGTGGAGATTTCGTTCCTGTGAAATAAAATAGTTCTTGACACCGCAAAGCTCTGTGTTACGCTGAGCCTGCGCGCCTCCGATCGCGTTCGGGAATCGGAGCGGGTCGCATCGCCGTCACCGATGTTCGCATTGCCGTTCTGACGACGGCTCGTCTCTCGTCAGCAGGTCGCGTGCTCCTGTAAAGCGCGTTCGGTTGCGTTAGCCCGCCACGCCATGTGCGGGTGTTGCGCGGTCCGCTTCGGTTGAAAGCGGACGGCGACATTCGTTCTCAACCTCCCAACAGATTTGCGTTCGTGACTGACGGGCCGAAGGTCTCTCGGCACGAACCGGAGGAGACATGGCGACCACGTTCGTACCGGGTTCAGGCGACGGGTTTCGTCCCTGGGGTCGGTCCAAAGTTCAGCACTTCCCAGAAGCCGCGTCGCAGACGTTCAAGCGCGGCTATCCCGTGATTCTCGACGCCGCGTCCACTGAAGGTCGCGTGCGCGTCGCCTCCAACGACCCCACGGCCGCGATTGTCGGTGTCGCTGCGGCGGATGCCTCGGGCACCACGGGCGCGATGGTCCCGGTGTGGCTCGCGAAACCGGAGTTGCAGTTCATCGGCCGCACGATTGCCAGCGATCCGATCGACTTCACTGACATCGGCTCGGCTCGCGCGATCGAAGCGCACGCCTCGCTGGCGATCTGGGTCGTCGATACCACCGATGCCGGCGCCGACTCGGTCGTGATCGAGCATTACATCAACCCAGACACCAAGGCGTATCTCACCGCCGAGGGCGACTCCGAAGGCGAGGTGGTCTTCCACTTCGATCCGAAGGCGACCATCTTCGGCGCGGGCACCTAACGACCGTTCCAGTAAGCGACTGGTCCCGTTTGCGGTCGCGAGGAGTCACAGATGCAGCTTCGAGCTCAAATCCCAGCCAATATCGACAATGTCGACAAGCTGATGACGGCGCTCTTGGACATGAATGTCCGAGCGCTCAAACCGATCTACGGAAAACTCTACAAGAAGCAGACGACCGGCAAGAAGTTCGAGCGCATCGTGACGGTCGCGCCCTACGGCGACGTGCCACAGAAGCCGGAAGGCGAAGAGTACGCCACGGACCTCATTCAGCAGGCGAATACGAAAGATGTGACGCCGCTCGAGTGGGGCTTGATGGCGGAAATCTCGGAAACGGCCGAAGAAGACGATCTCGAAAACGTCCTGTCGCAGCACGGCAAGTTCCTGACCTTCTCCATGAATCAGGTCGCGGAGAAGCAGGCAGCCGCCGTGTTCATGAACGGCTTCTCGACGCAGACCACGGCCGACGGCGTCGCGCTCTACTCGACTGCGCACACCTTGAAGCGCGGCGGGACGGCCAAGAACACCGCGAGTTCGGCGGCGGACCTTTCGGTGACCTCACTCGCCCAGGGCTTCATCGACCTCGACACCGACACCAAGCTCGAATCGGGTCAGCTCGTTGCGCCGGCCACCGGGTTCTATCTCGTCGTCGCGCCGGCCAATCGGTTCAACGCGCTGCGGATCGTCAACAGCGTGAAGGATCCCGAGTCGGCGAACAACGCGGTCAATCCGCTGTCGGATCTGGACATCACCGTGGTGGTGAATCCGTTCCACACGGCGGACACCGATGCCTGGTTCCTCGTGCCGAAGGATAAGGACGCGAACGGGCTCTTGTATCTGGAGCGCAAGGCGATCTACCAGCCGCCGCCGATGACCGATTCGCGCACGGGCAACCGCCTGTACAAACTGCGCGCGCGCATGGTGTGGGACTCGGTCGATTGGCGCAACAACTACGGCAATCCTGGCGCGTAGAGGACTTCACGTCGCAAAGCGTGTGGTCTCGGCGGTGCTCTGAGCGACGCAGGGTGGTGATTCCGGTCACTGCCGCAGAGACAACAACCGGAGGGTTCTGAATGGGTATCACGAATTTCCCGAATGGCCTCGGGAGTTTTGGCATGCCGGTGCTGCCGGGCCTCCCGCCGACCACGGGCAACGTCTTCTTCGTGCATTCCTCGGGCAGCAACGGCAATTCCGGCAAAACACCGGCGCAGCCGTTTGCGACCGTCGACTACGCGGTGAGTCAATGCACAGCCTCGCAGGGCGATCTCGTCGTCGTCATGCCGGGTCATGCGGAAACGACCACGGCGGTCGGGCTCGATGTCGCGGGCGTGACGGTCTTTGGGCTGGGGTTCGGCAGGAACCGTCCGGCACTCACCGCGACGACCGACTCAAGCGATCTGGTCTCGGTCTCGGCCGCGAATTGTTCGTTGCAGAACGTCCGACTCGTCGGCGCGGCCTCGGGCTGCACGGCGCTCTTGGACATCAACGCGGCGGACTTCTACGCGCAACGGCTCGTCTTGGAGCACGGCGCGGCGCCGACCACGGCGATCACCGTGCCGGCGAGCGCCCATCGCTTCACTCTTGAAGATTGCGTGTTCCGTGGCACTGCGGCAGGCCCAGCCATCGGCATCAGCTTCGAAGGCAAGGTCAACGACTGGAAACTGGTGCGCGCGCGGGCGGACTACGGCGGCTCATCGGGTCTCGATACGGCGTTCATCTCGTCGTCCTTCAAGATGAAGGGCTACGAAATCATCGATCTGATTCTGACCGCGTTCGACACGCTCGTCATCGACATCAACTCATCGTCCGCCGCGATCGGGGACGGCGTGTTGATCGGGGGCGGGTCGGTCGCGTCGGCCGGGATCACGATCGCGAACGCCTATGACGTGGGCGGCTGCGCGATCATCGATCACAAGGTCACCGACGTGGTGACGGCGCGCGGCCTCGTCGTGCCGGTGGCGACCCCGAGCTAATGGACGCGCCACGTCCGAAACTCGCGGTCTGTTGGATCTGGGGCAGTCCGTTCGTCTGGACGCGCAGCGTGGAGTCGATGCTCCAGCTGCGCCATCCGGCTGGTGTCGAGGTGTCGTTTTTCAGGGGCACGGGCTGGGGTCCGGCCAAGCGGCATCTCGATGCCTGTCAGAAGGCGATGACCTGGGGCGCGGACTTCCTGCTGATTCTCGGCGCCGATCAAGTCTACGAACCCGATCTCCTCGAACGTCTCTGGCAGCGCGTGATGGAGGGCTACGAAGTCGTCTCGGCGCTCGTCCCCTCGCGCGGCTACTTCCGCGACGATATGCAGCCGTTTCAAAAGATGGCATGGCGGCTCAAGAGTCGCGGCACGCAAGCGATCGCATGGTCGCGCGATGCGGTCGTACCGATTGATCCGCGCGATGGGGACATGCAGCGCATCGACTTCATCGGGTCCGGGTGTTTGCTATTCCGTCGGGAACATCTCGACACACTCGCCCAGCCGTGGTTCTTCGAAACCATCGACCATCAGACGCAGGTGCGCACGGCCTGCATGGACACGAAATTCGTCTGGCGACTGAAGCAGGAAGCCGATTCGGATGTGTGGGTGGATACGACGATCCCGATCCGACATCTCCATGCGTTCGAGATCGACGAGACGTTCTCCGAACGGTTCGCCGACTACGCGCAGCCGGGTGTGGGTCCGTCGGACATCTGCCAGTGTCCCGTGAAAGCGGAGGCGTGAATGAGTGTCTCACGCAAGGGCAAATCGATCACGTTCACCGCCGACGCGGACACGTACGCGGGCGTGGTCTTCGTCGCGGGACTGACGATGCAAGTGGCTGGTGGCAGTGCCGGCGATCGGCTGCGCATCACGGATAGCGGCGGGTCGGTTATTGCCGACTATCTCGTCATGTCAGCGACCGACAACGCCGATCTGTGGGCGGGTCGTGCGCCGCAATTCTACGACTCTGTGCTCATCGAAGACTTCCCGTCAGGCACCTGCGTGCTGACGATGTTTGTGGACTAAGGCGATGCCGCTGCTCCTCCTCCTTGGCAATGCGACCGTGAGTGGGGGAACCACGACGACGGTCTATACGAAACAGAACCGCACGCGCGGACGAGGGCGTTAAGTGACCGACAATATCACCACACAGACGGCGACCGCGGCCACAATCCCCACCAATACGGTCATTGCGACCGACCAGTTAGCCAGCGGCGCACACGTCCAGTTCATCAAACTCGTGGACGGCACGGCGGATTCAACCGCCGTCATTCCCGGCGATGCGACGAACGGCCTGTTTGTCAACGTCAAGACGAGCGTGTTGCCAACGGGCGCCTCGACGTCCGCGAAACAGCCGGCGCTTGGCACCGCTGGCACGGCCTCAGCGGATGTGATCAGCATTCAGGGCGTCGCGTCCATGACGGCGGTGCAGACCGACATCCGTCAGGTCGCGGGCAATACGGCCGTCGCCGGCAACGGCAGTGTGACCACGGGCACGTTGCGCGTCACCATCGCGAACGACTCAAGCGGCAACATCGCGACGATCGGCACGTCAGTCGTGCCGGGCACGGGCGCGACGCATCTCGGCAAGGCGGAAGACTCGGCGCATTCGTCCGGCCATACCGGCGTGATGGCCCTCGGCGTGCGCCAGAGTACGCCGACGGACCTGTCGAGCGACAACGCGAACGGTGATTATGTTCCACCGCAATTCAATGCGACCGGTCAGCAGTGGGTGATCGCGCGCGGGGCGCAAGACTCCGGCGGCACGGACATGACGGACACCACGGCGCATGCGACGCGCATGATGCAAGTGGATTCGGCGGGCTCTGCCGTGCCAACGGCCGTCGACAACACCACCGACAACATCGGTGCGGCGCTCCAGACCGACGTGATCATGAACGACACGACGGCGTTGACGCCGAAGTTCGCGAAGATCGCCGCGGCCAGTTCGGGCAACAACACGCTCGTGTCGGCGGTGAATCCCAAGAAAATTCGCGTCCTCGCCTACAACTTCATGGCGAACGGCACGGTCAACGCGAAGTTTCAAGATGGCGCGGGTGGGACCGATCTGACGGGGCTCAAGTACTGCGTCGCCAACACTGGGATTTGCGCGCCGTTCAATCCGGTCGGTTGGTTCGAAACGTCGTCCAATACGCTGCTCAACGTCAATCTCAGTGGCGCCGTGGCGATTGGTGGCGAACTCGTCTACGTCGAAATCTAAGAATTTGTGGGTGGCATCAAATTCAGACGTCGTCGGCGACCCGCGCCGCCCACGGGGAGCACAGGTGATCTGCTGACGGCGGCGGACATCGTCTATCGCGGCGCGATCCGCATGCCGAATAGCAGCATCGATACGACCTCCACGTATGGCGGGATGTCGGGGCGAATCGTCGGCGGACAAACCCACGTGTTTCTCTACGATTCCATCAACGCATCGGCGCCGCCGAATGTGTGGGAATTGGACATCACCGGCCTCTCGCCGAGCGCGGACTATACCTCGGCGCCGCGCGCCAGTGTCGTGCGGAATTGGGGACAGATTTACGGGTCGGCGCGGGCGAGTTGGAATCCCGCGGGCGATTTGAAAGACGGCTTCGCGTCGAATTTCAACAAGGTCGGGCATGTCTGCTTGCACTGGTCCGAGCCGCTCCAGCAGCTCTATTGGTCGTTCGTCGACTTCTATAACGTGAACGGCGATCCCGATTGGACGGTCGGGATGTCGACGCTGAATGACAGTAACGGGTCCTCCGTCGGCTATGGTCCGTATCGGTTCAAAGCGACCGATCGGGATGGACGGACATGGTACGGCCATCGGAGCTACTTCTTTTTCGAGCATCCGACGACCGGCAAGATGCTGACCGGGGGCATTGCCCACAGCGGGGATGCGAGTGTGCCGTTTGGCCCGTCCTGCTACGGGGATGCGGACTGGCCGACCACCACGACGCCGGGTGGGCACGATGCCGCGAATGACATCACGCTCGCCAATCGCTATCTCGATTACTACTGCATGAACGGCAGTTTCGCGCAGAGCACGGGGAACTACTTCAATCTCGACGGCTCCTGGAATGGCGTGATCCGCGCGTTTCAGTTCGATGGCGTCTTGACCTATCCAGTGGAGTATTTCCCGACGAACTACCCACAAGCGCGCGTCGATCCCCTCCTGAATGGTGGGAAGGGCACGTGGCAAGGCGCCATGTGCTCCATGAACGATGCGTTCTGGTACGAGGGCACGAATAAACGTGGCGTGCTCTACGTGGGGACGCTCGCCGGGGGCTACAGCACCGACGGGTCCGATCCGACGGCGAGCCACACGTGGTATCGCAATGTGGGTTTGGGTCACGACACCTGCATGCACGGGTTTAGCTGTGTGCAGTGCGCGTCCGCTGGGGATTCGTCCACGAAGACGATCCCGGCGTTCATCGTCATGGACCCGGATGATTTGATCAGCAACAAAGCCGGGGACACGGTCGATTACACGACGGAGGCACATCAGATTATCGATGTCGAGCTGACCTACAACATTCGCACCTGTTCACAGGACAAGCTGCAGGCGAAGGGGCTGAGCGGGGTGTGGCGCGTGCCGGGGAGCACGCGGTTCTATGTGAGCGCGAACACGGCGGACATCTCGCGCTCGGGCGAATCGTTTCCCGAAACGTTGATTCATGTGTTCGACATTCTCGACAGCTAAGCCATGAGCCTGCCAGTTTTAGACGATTTCAATCGCACGGGCGAATCGCCGCTCGCGGGCAATTGGACCGCGCCCGATGGGGTGGCGGACAGCAAGTTCGTGCTCACGTCCAATCATGTGACCGGGCAAGGCTTGTCGACGTTGCAATTGATGTATTGGAACGCCGACGCGTTCAATACCAATCACTATGCGCAGGCGACGCTCGGCGGCAACAGTCTGACATCGGTGGCGACCTATGCCGGTGTGGCGACGCGCGTGCAAACAACCGGACAGAACGCGTACTTGTTCGGGTTCTTTGCGGGATCGGGGAACGGCTACGAAATTCGCAAGATCGTCAGCGGGTCCATTTCAGCCGTGCAGACCTGCACGGGGACGCCCACCTCAGGCGACAAGCTGAAATTGGAAGCGAACGGGACGACGCTGACCGCCTATATCGATAGCGGGTCGGGATTTACGCAAGTCGGGCAGGCGACCGGGCAGAATGATTTCTCGAATGGCGCGGCGGGTCTCTACGGCTACAACGGTGGGGATGCGTTCACGCTCGATGACTTCGTGGCGGACGACGTCGGCGGTGGGGGCGGTGGGGGCGCGACGACGCCACGGATGACGCTGCTCGGAGTCGGCTAATGCAGCAACCATCGTTTCAGTCCAAAGATCAGCAGTGGCACCACCAGCACCATGCCGGCGGCGAATACGATGATGTCCGACCAGTCAGCGTGTCGGCTGTTCATCACGATGACTTCCCATTCGGATGGACCCATCGAGGGGGAGTCTAACACAGATGCAATTCAGTGAACTGTACGGCACGGAGTTAGACCGAGAGCTGGCGACGACGGATCGAAATCAAAGATTTACCACGGTCCGTCGGAAGGCGGCGATCAACGCCGCACAGCTCCAGTGGGTCAAAGATACCGAGTGTTTCACCCGGCAAGCTTCTGTATCGCTCTCAGACGGCGTGCAGGAATACGACCTGGAAGCCTCGATTACGGATTTCGCGTGGATTGCCAAGGATGGCGTGAGCATCAAAATCGTGTCTGGGTCGAACACCCGCTATGTCGAGGGGAAAGACCTGGAGGTGACGACACCGGCCCGCTTGGACGTGGAAGAACCCAATTGGCGGGCCGTGGCGGCAGCCACCCCACAGAAGCGCTATCAGCGGCGAGATGGCGGGGCGGTCTATCTCGGGCTGCATCCGAAGCCGAGCATCACCGGCACGGATACGTGGACGGCCTTGGTGCGCTACGTGGTCGTGCCGGACGACATGAGCGCTGATGCGGACGAGCCGTTCACCGTGAGCAGCAACCCGATCAAATCGATGCGACCGTGGCATCGGGCCTTGGTCTACTACGCGGCGTTTGATCTCGAGAAACTGCGGAAAGACACGGCGCGTGAACAGGCGATGTTCCAGCTGTATCAGGCGGAAATGTCGAAGTTTCTGGGCGTGGAGAAACCGAAAGGGGGCGAGCGCGTGCAGTTCGCGGCCACGTATCGGCGGCGGTTCAGCGAACCCCAACGACGCTTTGATCCGCGGAGTGTGCCCTAATGCCGACCCCTGAATTGCTGTTGGCCTGTGGCTGTCGGATCGTGTTCGAAGACGACAAGGCGCCGATCTGTCGGCTGCATGGCAATCAACCCGTCCGTCGAGTTGTGAACATGCCGAAACCGACGATTCGCGGGGTGGCGACGGGCCCCTTGGTGCGGACGGAAGACCTCCCGGCCTACAGCGGGCCGTTGACGCGAGGCTAGGGCATGCCGAACCCCATTGGTGTGACGTTCATTCCCTCGGCTGACAATGCGGCGCAGGGACCGCAGCGCGGCGCCTTGGAAGGACCGGGCGGCTCGGATCTCGCGCAAGCGTTCAAGATCCTCAGCCTGCATCTCCCGCGCGTGTTGGGCGCCCAGAGTCTCGCGCCACGGCGCTTGCTGACGAGTCCTGGATCGGCCGCCTTGCCGCCCGGCTTCAATCCGCAGGCGGCGGTGATTCAAGCCTTGCTGCAGGCCATGGGTGGTGGGGTGGAACGTCCGATCGCGACATATCCCGATGACTCGGGAGGGATGACGCCCGATCTCCGCGATTTCTTCCGCGGCGAGAATCCGCGCGCGCCGACGTTCCCCTCTGCGCCACCCGACCCAAAGATTACTCCCGGAGATACGCCGAGCACGCGTGTGCCGATGCCGTGGACCGATGAACCGTCGCCGACGCCGCCCGCGCCGATGGGCGGTGGATTCGATCCGCGTGGCCGGAACCGATTTGTCTGATGGCTGAGAGTCTCAAAGCCCGTCGGGTCAGTCAGCGCGGCGCCTATTTCGAGGTGCCGGTGGAGGACTTGTCTGCCGGATTGGACCAGCGAAAAGCCGCGACGCTGTTGAAGCCGAATCGCGCCCGCGTGCTGCGCAATTGGAGTCTGCGCGAGCCGGGGGCTCTCATTGTGTTTCCGGGCTATCTGGGTTTCTCGACGACCTCGCTCGGCTCCTCGCGGCCGCAAGGGGCGCAGCGCATCTACCTCGGACTGGTGAATCCGTTCACGCTGGCCGCCTATGCCGGGGATGTCTACAAACCGACCGATGGGGGCGTCTGGGGGTCGGCGGTCTCGACGGGCTGGTCCAGCACGGAACAACTCTTCTTCCCGTACGACCGGAACATCGTCGCGATTCTCGACGGGACGACGGCGGCGAAGAAGTCGACGGATGGGACGACGTGGACAAATTTCGGCATCGCCGCGCCAGCGGGGGCGCCGACAGCGGCGAATCTTGCCGGTGGCTCCTTGGTCAGCGGCAATGTCTACGAATTCAGCTACACCGGCCGTGACGATGAATTGATGGCCGAGAGCAACGAATCGGCGACGGTGCAGCACACGCCGAGTGGCGGCAATCTCTCAGTGCGTCTGACGCTGACCAAACATCCCGACACGCAAGTCGACACGCTCGTCGTCTACGCGCGCGATACGACCGCTGGTGAGCAAGTCCGACGCTACGTGGGCACGGTGGCGAATCCGGGTGGCGCCACGACGACCTATGACGTGACGGCGAACGCCTGGGGCGCCGAAGTCGAAGCGCCGTCCGATCATGATGTGCCGGAGCTGCTGTCGTTCGCCGTGGTCTGGAAAAATCGGTGGTGGGCACGGGATGCGGTCGTCAAGAACCGCATTCGCTTCACGCAGATTTTCGAGCCGCAAAGCTGGCCGGACGATTTCACGATCGACATCCCGTTCGAGCGCGGGGATGACATCGCCGCGATCATTCCGCAAGGCGACACGCTGACCGTGTGGGGACAAAGCAAGCCGTTCCTGATCATCGGGCAGACGTCGCTGGATTTCGAAGTGCGGCCGTCTGGGTCGGCACAGGCGGGGGCGTTAGGACCACGGGCAGTCGATGCGCTCGAGGAGGGCATTATCCACGCCTCTGGCGATGGGATCTACTTGTTCGATGGCGCGACCGATCGCTTGCTGTCGAACGATGTCGACGGCTTTGCCCCAACGGAAATCGGGTGGCGGAAATACATCAAGAGCGCGACGGCCGCAGACCTCGCAAAAACAGCGGTGTGCTACCACCAAGCGGCGAAAGAAGTCGCGATTGCGGTGACGAATCTCTATCCGTTCGGGACACCGGGGGAATGGCTGCTCGATCTGGAACGGACCCGGCTGCAAGACGTGCCGGCGTGGACGACGACGGATCGCGAGATTGGCGGCTATCTCAAGTGGGACGGCAACGAACCCACGGTCGGCAATCGGGGCCGCTTGTTCTCCTGGTCGCAAACGATCGGGAAGTTGTTCGAGGAACGGACGGGCACGACGGCGAACGGGTCGGACATGGTTGCGACCTACACCGGGCCGACGTTTTCGATGGGCGGGAAGATCGCGAGCATCGTGGATGGCGCCGTGGAATTCGAGCCGCATGGCGGGGTCTTCGGGATTGAACTCGCCGTCGACAACGTGAGTTTTGGCTCGCAGAACGTCGACATCAGCGGCTCGACCTCGGTCTATGGGACCTCGGTCTATGGGACGGCCACGTACGGCGGGGCGAGTCGGGTACGCAAACCCTTGGATTTCCCGTTGGAAGCGGAAGGGCTCACGGTGTTTCTGACGGCCACCTATACCGGGCAGGAAGCATTCCGGTTGTTCACTTACACGTTGGGCGTGAATCCCGATCTGTTCGCATCTGGACTCTAGACATGGCTGCGTCCTATCCCTCTGCCACGAAATCGTTCACGACGAAGAGTGACGGTCCGACCTCGACGATCTTCGCGGCGCACATCAACGACCTGCAAGATGAAGTCGTCGCGATCGAAGCGGACCTGCGGTCCGGACAAATCGGTGGCACGGGTGTGCCAACGAACGGGTCGGTGTTCAAAGCGGGTGATGGCAGCGTCAGCGCGCCTGGGATCAGTTTCAATTCCGACACCAACACGGGCGTCTATCGCTCCGGGGCGGATGCGCTCGACTTCGCGACCGGCGGCACAAAAGCGCTCGGGATTGACTCGACGCAGTTCGTGGATTTCATCACGCAACCGCGCTGTGTCGCCTATATGAACACGACGCAGAGTTTGTCCGACTCCACCGAAACGGCGGTGACGTTCAACACCGAAGACGTAGACGTGGGCGCGATGCACGACACGAGCAGCAACACATCACGGTTCACCGTACCGACGGGAGGGGATGGGTTCTACGAGTTCATCGCGCATGTGTCGTTCGCCGCGAATGCCACCGGGAACCGCTACACACGGTTTCGCAAGAACGGCACGACGAGTGTCGGGACGCGGGTGGCGCTGCCGCCGAACGGGTCGAACTTCGGCTCAGCGGATCAGCCCGTCGTATTGAACATTTGGTCGGGGACGTTGGCAGCAGCGGACTACATCGAAGTGTTGGCGTATCAGAGTTCGACGGGCGCCATGAACATCGGCCACGCGGCGACCCGCGATTTGCAGTGCCAAATGATCGCCCGGAAGGTGTTCTGAGATGGCGGCGCTCGGCACGGTCGAAAACGAGATCAAGACGCTCCCGGCGAATCTGCAACCGACGATGTTGCGGATCTTCCGGGCGTTTCTGCGCGATCTGAGGTTCGGTCATCCGACCGGTGAGACCAACGATCCGTTGGTGAACTTCGGCGGGGCGTTTTTATACGGCACGACGCCGAGTGCGCCGGGCGATACGGTGACGATCGCGCACGGCTTCGGGCGCACGCCGTATCTCGCGATTGCGGGGTTGCGGTTGGATGCGGTTGGGTCGTCGATCGTGCCGTTGACCGTGCAGCGCGCGGCAGACGACAAGCGGATCTATCTCACGTCGACGGAATCCGACGCGCCGTTCACGTTGCTCGTGGAAGGATGACATGGCTGACGCACCATTCGATCCGGGGACGCAAGTGCGCATCAATTCGCTCCTGGACCTCACGACCGGGCGGATTGCGCGGACGGATCCGATCCATCAGGCGGCGTTGGCAATGGCGACACGCCTCGCGCCGACCTATGCGCGCAATGCGATGACCGCGCCGTCGTCCGCGCCACCGATCAATATGGGCGCAGCGGGCAGCGGCGGCGGTAGTGGGGTGCCGGTCGCGGGGACCGCGATTGCCGCGGCGATTGCGGCGATGCTCGCGAAAGGCGGGGCCTCGTCAGCGGGTGGCGATCTCGGCGCGCTGATCAACGGCTTGAAACGCCTCTTCGGTCGTGGTGGGCCATCAACCGTGCAAGGCAATCAGCCGAATGCCGGCGGGTCGCTGATGGGACCGAATACGACCGGCGTCGGCTACGACCAGCCACCGCAGGTCAGTTGGTCGAGCGGCTTGCCGTGGGAACAACCGTTTCTGCCAAGCGATCCGGGCTACTTCACCGGGTTCTCGGGCACGCCGCGTGATCCGAGCGGTGGATCCGGCGTGGGGCCTGGGATGCAGGCGTACTACAACGGGGGAAGCAGTGAGCCCGTGGATTGGTGGAAGCCGTAATGGCGAGCATTCGCTGGGACAATCTCGGGGAGAGCGACTATCAGCCCGCCGACTGGATCGACTTCGGCGGCGGTGGCGAGACGGGCGGCAAGTCTGGTGGGTTCACCATTCAGGACTTCGCGCCAGCGCCCGCGCCGGCGCAGGATCCCTTTGCGGCATTCTCCGGTGGGGGTGGAGCGCCGCAGCCGTGGGATCCGTACTACTCGGCCTATGGCGCGGAGCATCCCGGCGCGAACACCGCCGCGCCGATCGGAACGCAGTTGTCGTACACCAATGCGCCGATGGCGGCTGCTGCCTCGGGCGGTGGCGGACGCACAGCCGAATCGATCGTCGATGACTGGTTCGCGAATCAGAACATCCGTGGGCATCAGGACAAGAACGTCTGGATCAACTACCTCAAGAATGCCAATGGCGGCCTGACGGACCAGAACATCAACTATTTCCTCGAACGGTTCCGCGAAGACCCGAACAACAACCCGCACACGGGCGAAGTCTTCGGCGGCGGGACGCGTGGTCAACAGATTCCGCCTACATCAGCATTCGGCTACGACGATCCCTCGTCGATGCTCTACCTGACGCAAGCATTGCAGCGGTTGTCGTCGCTGAATCAACAGCAGCAACAGGTCGATCCGTTTCAGCAGCTCTTGCAGCTGTTCGGGCTGAACCGCGTGAACGATCTGAGTGGCGCGCCCTACACCGCTGGGGAAGATGCGGCGCTGCGCACGCGGTATCTCGAGCCGTTGACCCAAGCGCGTGATGCGGCGTTGCGCCAGAACAAAGAGCGTGTCGGCGCGCGCGGGATGCTGCCGTCGTCTGGATTGCTCGATGTCTTGAACCGAGGCACCAATGCCGACTATCAGAAAGCGGTCGGGAGTGCGGCGAACGACACTGCGATTCAGGCGATCAACGAAAAGCAGCGGCGGGCACAGGAACAGCTCGCCACGCTGGCATCGCTGCTGAACGTGTCTCGGTCAGCGCAGGATCGGCAGAATGCACTCGGTAAGGAAGCGGTGACGACGGCTGAACTCTTCCCGTTGTTTGATGAACGGCGACTGGATCAACTGCTTCGGGCGTCTGGCGAAGGCGCGACCTCGCCGACTTCAGCGCTCAGCGCGTTGACCGGACTCGGCAACCTCAATCTGAACACCCAGCAGTTGAATGATCGGAACTCGGCGAACTCCGCGGCGGCGTGGGGCCAGATTCTCGGCTACATCCTGGGAGCGTTGTAAGTGGACGGACCCGACTACGGCGCGCTGATCAAAATGCTGCCCGCAGTGATCGGCGGGTTGGGCGGAAGTTCGCCTGGGCAGGCGGCGTTTCAGCAGAGCTTTCTGCAAGGGCAGCAACTCGCCCAGCAGGAGCGCGACCAGAAACAGCGCGAACAGCAGGCGCGTCAGGCCCAAGGCGCCAACTACTTGATGGGCATCGCCGAGCATGCGCAGAACTTCGATGATCCGGTCGCACTCGATCAGTTTCTCTCGCTGGCTGAGACCGCTGGGTCACGCGCGGGCTACGTCCAGCCTGGAGACTTGAAGGGCAAGATTTCGATCGCGCCGAGCAAGATCGCGGCGAAGCGCCTCAAGGAACTGTCGGACCAACTCGACACGTACGAGAAGAACGGCTACAGCCTGGACGACCTCGCGTCGAGTGGCGCCGTTGTCGAACTGAAAGATGGATCGCATCTGCCGATCGCGAACGCGATCGATCTGACGCGCAAGCGGCCGTTGTCCCAGGCGGGCTCGCCGATCGCGAAGCCGCAGAAAGCGGATCTTGCGGCATCGACCGAAGAAGAACGGTTCGTCCAGAAGTGGGCCAAGGATCAAGGGAAGACCTTCACGCAGTTGACGGCGGACGAGGAGTTGCAGGCGCGCAAAGCCTTCCGCGAGTCTGGGCGAGCCGACAAAACGGTCGCACCTGGTGGCGTGGACGCGCAGTTCAATGACCTGGTTGAGCTGTGGAAGCAGGCGAATCCTGGCAAAGAGGTGCCCGCGTCGGTGCGCACGAAGCTGCGGGCCCAGGCGAACGCCGTCAACGATCGGCCGGCGGCCACGCCGCTGGTCGGCGCCGACGACGTGGACGGCATCGCCGATGCGATCATCAGTGGCGACCAACCGCCGACCCTGCAAGGACTCTATCGGTTGGGCGCACCCGTCCGGGCGGCGCTCGCGCGCAAGGGCTACAACCTCGCGAATGCGCAACTCGATTGGGCGGCGACGCAGCGGCATCTCTCCACACTGAACGGTCCGCAGCAGACGCGGTTGCGGCAAGCGACCGACAACGCCGAGCACTCACTCGATGTCATCGATGCCCTCGCGCAGCAGTGGAAGGGCGGGCGCTTTGCGATCCTGAACAAGGCGAATCTGGCGCTCGCCAAGAGCGGCGCATATGGGCGGGAGGCGGCGACCATCGCCCGTCAGCTCGAGGGGCAGATTGCGGATGTCACCTCGGAACTCGCCAATGTCTACATGGGCGGAAACTCGCCGACTGATCATGCACTGGCGTTAGCCTCGAAGAACCTGAGTGCGGAGTGGGACGAGCGCACCCTGCGCGACATGATCAAGATGGCGCGGACGAATCTTCAGATTCGCGCGAACTCGATCAAAAACACGGGTGTGATTGGTGTGGGTGGCGGGAGCGCCTATTTACCGCCGACACCCGCAGCTGGCGTGACAGGCGCGGGCGGCAGTCGCGTCTACTACGACGCCGACGGCAATCCGATCAAGAAGTAGATGGCTGACCAGGAAGTCGTCATCGTCGACCCGCAGGGAACGGAGCATGTGTTCCCGGCCGGGTTCGATCCGAAACGCGCGGCGGCGATCGTGCGCGGACAATCGGAACCGCCATCAACGGCCGTGCTGCGCCCGTCGCTCTCGCCAGTCTTCGAGAGCGGACAGGAGCCGCTGATTCAACGCTTGCAACAATTGGTCAGTCGCATCTCGCTGGCGAATCCTGAGCGGCCCCAGATTGTCCCGGAGTTGCAACCGCTCGGACGGCTTGCCGAACTCGCCGATCGGTTGATGCCGTTCATGGTGCCGACCACGCAAGCGGCGGGCGCGGCGATTCCTGGAGCGGCTGGCGCCGTGGGGCGCGCGGGCAAGACCGTAAGCGGGGCCGCGCTCGATGTGAATCCTGACCTCGTCGGAATGCTCAGCCCGCGACTGGCGAATGCCTTGCGCGTGGCGCAACGGGCACGGAAGACGGTCGGTGGATCGGAAGAAACCGCTCTGCCGGTCACCGATCCGAATGCCTTGCCGCCAACTGTAGAGAACCCACTCGACCTGACGCGCCGGTTGCGAACGGAGTATCGCGCGAATCAGCCGGCTACCTCACCCGCCGAATCAGTGTCTGGTGGTACGCAATCTGCGCAGGACGCAGCCGGTTACACGGTGCTGAGCGATGCGCAAGGGAACATCATCGGACTGCAGAAAAATCCTACTTCACGCGGCGGAAATGTTTCCGGTGGTACGCCGCCTCCAGTCGGTCCCCCTCCTTCTGCAGCTCCGGTGTCAGCCACGCCGGGCGCTCCTTTGGCGCCGTACGAGGAGGCGATTGCACGGGCGCAGGCGGCGACTCGAGGCAAGAGTCCGCAACAACTGCTGAATGAGGAAGCACTGGCGCGTCGGCGCGCAGCGGCTCAGGCGCGGCAACCGGAACCGGCTCCATCCGAGACGGCACAGAAGCCGGCCCTGACTGCGCAGGAGACGCTGACGTATCTGAAACTGCGGAGCATGGGGAAGTCGGATCAAGAGGCGGTAGCGGCGATTGAAGCGGCGCGGCAGTTTCAGCAGCGCTTTGAGTTGAAGACCCCGACGGCGGCCGAGAAACGCTTCCCGAAGGGGAATCGCGGAAAGTCACAGCCGCCGCGAGACGACGAATGAGGCTTAAAAGCTGCACGTCAAGGTGTTCGTCGAACACTGCGCGAACGACGGTGTTGAGGAACAGGCAATGACGGACGTGTTGGTCACCCGTGAGACGACGGTGTGTTGGACGCCGGCCGTGACGGTCACTGGACCAACGGTTTGGCCGACGGCCATCGTGCCACGGAGCACGTTGTCGATCAGCACGTCAAACGTGAATGTGTTCGGCGAAGTATTTCGCAGCGTGAGTTCGGCGGTGTTCTGTTGTTGGCAGAGCGGGAGCACGGGGGCCGGCGCCATCGGGGCGGCTTTCGAACAGGCTGCGGCAGCGGCCAGGATGACGATCAGGATGCAGCGCATAACACACTCCTAGCAAGACCGAAGCGGGGGCCGCGCAGCGGACAGGCATACGCGAACCCCCTAACCGAACCCCTCCCACGCAGGGCAGGAGGGCATCCGGCTGCACAGACTGTAGACCAGGAATTTTCCGGTCCCTGCACGGAAAATCTGTGGACACGAAGGGAAGGCGCAGGGCCGACATGGTGGGCACCTATGAAACGGTACACGACGCGGTACGTCGGGCAATGGACGAGGACCGTGCCGAATACCGGCATCAACGGTCTGGAGACAAGTGGCCCGTTTGGTTTCAGTTGTCGTTGTCGGTGTTGACCGTTGTGGTCGCCGTGGTACTGGCGTATGCCGCGCTCGACAAACGGATTTCCTTGGTGGAGCAGAAGATCGATCAGGTGCTCCAAGCCCAGAGGGTCGGACGATGACCGACCGGGACTACGCGCGGCTCGCAGGGATCCATCCGGCCCTGGTCGAAGCGATCGTTGACGTCCTCCAAGACATGTCGGAATGGGGACACCCGATGTTCGTCGTGGAAGGGGTGCGTACGCAGGCGCGGCAAGTGGCGCTCTATGCGCAAGGACGGACGACCAAAGGCCCGATCGTGACCTACAAGGATGGCGTTCATCACAAGAGCCATCATCAGCCCCATGAGGACGGCTACGGCTACGCCGTGGATTGTGCGTTTGTCGATGGGAATCCCTTCGCACAGACGCATCCGTGGGAGCGATTCGGCCAAGCCCTCGAGAAGCGCGGGCTCACGTGGGGCGGTCGGTGGAAGTTTTTCGACCAACCACACGCCGAGCTGGAGCTGCATCCGATCGAGGAAGGCAAAAAAGCATGAGTGACGCCACGCTGCAAGCTCTCATCACAAACGCCCCCGCGATCATCACGGCGATGGCCAGCGTCCTCGCGGCGACCGGCGCCATCATCGGTGTGTTGGTCAGTCTGCGCAACGGCGCGAAAGCGGACGTGATTGTGGGACATGTCAATAGCGCAGCTACCAAATCGGCAGCTGAGATCGCGGCCCTCCGACATGAAGTGGAAACGTTGCGCGCGACAGCCTCAGACAATAGAGAAACAGCGGCATTGTTGGCGCAAGCATCGGTGCGGCCGACGAAGGAGACGCCATGACGAACCGGGCCGAGAGTGCGGTGCGGGTTTGGGGCGTCGGTGACCGCGCTTGAGCGGCTCCCGCGTTCTTACGGAGTGGCGTCGGGAATCGGTTGCGACCTCTCTTGTTGCCGGTCCTTTTCCCTCGACCCTATCCACCGCGTCAGACTCCGCGCGGGCACCTGTCTGTGGACTGACGCATTGCTGCGCCGCACCGACGCCTTGAGGAGAGTCTAACACATGGACGTGCATCATTCGGTCGAGTGGTATGCGGGACAGATTTCCGAAGCAATTGGCGTGTTTCCCGATCACGCCGGTCGTGACCGGCTCATCGAGATCGTGAAGCGCATCGGCAAAGCGGGCGCGGATCAAGCCTTAGACGGCCCGTGGTCCGCGATTCTCCATGCCGCCATCCCAGACGGGGAGCGCGCGCGGTTGATCGCGGCGGTGACACAAGCCTCGCAGACGTTCGGCAATGCGCGATTGACACCGCCCGTTCGGACCGTCGGAAAGACCAGCGACGGGTAAGTCGATGGATCCCTTGATTGCAGCACTCAGTCTCGCTAACACGATCGCGCAGATCGTCTTGCTTTCGATTCAGGCGCAACCGCCCGAGGTGCGCGCGGAATACGCCAAAGCGCAACTCGAGGATTTCCAACGCTGGCGCGAGTTCCTCAGCCACTTCCTTCCGAAAGGTCCGGCATGAAACTGCTGCTGGTGTGCTTACTGGTCGGTCTGCCGGTGCCAGCATTCGCGCAGCAGCCGGTGAACCGATGGGCGGATTGGGCGAGCTACGGCACGGCAGCCGTGAACCCCACGCTTGCCGCGTGGGACGCGCGACATAGTCACTGCAAACTCGTACGCCTCGGTCTGTCGGAACTGGTCGGCAATGGGTTGACGCTCGCCCTCAAGCACCGCGTGATTTCCGCGCGGCCGTGTCTCGGCTGTGTACCGGACGGATTCCCAAGCGGGCACACGATGAACAGTCTCGTCGGCTTCTCGCGGAACTGGAAAGTCGGGCTCGCATTTGGACTCGCCACCGCTGAACTCAGGAACCAAGCGAACCGGCATACGCCGTGGCAAGTGCTCGCAGGCGCAGGGGTCGCCGTAGCCGCTGAAGCGTCAGGCTACTTGATTCGGTGTCAGGAGTGAGGAGAGTAGCGTCGATGACCGCACTAGGCGGCTTGTCCCTAATCGATTCAACCAGTCGAGCAAGTCGACTCCAGATCGCACGGGACCGATTGCTTTCCTCCAGGACGCTGCGCAGCTCGCGGCTCTTGGCCGAGCCCAGAGGTTCGTGATCTCGCGTGTCTATCCACGCCGCACCGACGCCAGAGAGAGGATAACCGATGTACGCGTTGAACACCAAGCCGTTGCCGGATGTCAGTTTCGCCCAAGTCTGGCTGGTCTCCCCCAACGGCACGACCCTTGAGCGCAACGATGGGCACGTCGTCAGCTGCAATCCGCCCCATGGAGACCTGCAGACACGGCCCAATGGGACAGCTGGGATCTACGAACAAGTCGTGGTGGACGGCGGGACCGCGACCTACATGCCGCGACCGGGCGAAGTCTACGTGTTCGCGATTCGGCGCGTGCCAAACGCTTGAGGCTTGTTCTTGATGACGTTCTTTCCACGGACGCCGACCGGTGGCATCTTGAGCCGGCCCTTAGCTATCGCGTCGTACATGTTGTCGCGTTGCGTTCCGAGGAACAAATGATCGGGATTCACGCACAGCGGCGTGTCGCACCGATGACACACGGAAAGGCCGACTGGAATTTCGCCGCGCAGAAGCGTCCATGCAAGGCGCGGAGCACGCCACATCCGGCCTCGGAACCAAGTGTAGCCATACCCTTGCGTGGTCATTGCGGTCCAAAGCCAACAACTGTCTGTCTTGTTGACTCTCGACCAAAAACGCTCGACATCATCTTGGGTCCATCGGCGGCGAACGACCTCAAGCCCCTGACACGAGCGAGAGCAGTAGATGCGACGCTGATTGCGGTGGCTAAACGCGCGACCACAGCGTTTACAGGTGTAGTGATATGGCACTAAGGGATTGTACTACGAGTGTCTGGTCCCGAATGCGTGAGTGTTCACCAGTGCCATTCGCCACTGTCGTGGTCTCCGTCGTGATTGCTCTGCAACTCGCAGCGCTGTTGAGAACGGGCGTGGCGCGCTTGGCACTGGTTGACCATCAGCGGATGCTCCCTGAACGGCATCTCGTTGATACGCTGAACCGCGCGCTGCGTTTGCGCCTTCAGTCGTCGGCCTTCCCGCGTGCGGCCATCAACCTTCAACTGCTTTTGCACCTGTCGAATCAAGTCGGCGACTTCCATGCGGGAATCCTAGCATGAGCGGCAGCTATCTGGTGCTCAGCGGCGACAAAACCTCTTCATCGCATCCGCTCGCCAACGTGCGCGACATCAAGGCGAACTTTTGCGGGATGCGTGATGGGCTGGGGCGGGTGATGTTCGACCCGTATCTCTTGCCCTTGATGCTGGATGGTCAAGCGCAGGACTGGTTCGATCGCAAACGCGCGGCGCATCTCACGCACGTCGTGCTCTGTCCGGTCGCGAACTATCCCGGCATCCCGATCCGATCAGCAGACGTGCGCACGACCCCCAACGTATTCGGCTGGGTGGTGCGCGATGTCATCGCCGAAGGCTTCGTCCCGTTCGTGATGCTCACGACGGGTGACGGCGGCAGTGCGGAGGACATCGATCGCTACTGGCCTGGCCTGTTCGCGGCGTTGAAGCCGTATGAATCGCAGATCGTCGTCTGCCCAGGGTTCGAACTGGTCGGTCCTGGTGGCGGCTGGACATCGGCAGAACTCTCGCGCGGGCTGCTGGCGATTCACGCGGCATTACCAAATGCCGTCCTGGCCGTGCATCTACAAGACGAGCGGGCGAGCGGGGCGAGTTATCCCGTGGAATCTGACGATCCGTGGCAGGGCGATGAACCCGGCTTTTGGCAGTCGCACGGTGGGGAATTCATCGACATCTTGGCCTACCAAACGCCGAGCGGTCGAAAGCTCCTGGACGGTGACGAATGGGTCGATCGTTGGAACGAGATCGTCGAGCGGACCGGCGTCGGTGGGCGCGGGTGGCGACAAGCAGGGCTCTGCTTCTTCGAAGTGATCGCGGAAGACTTCGCGCACGGTCGGTGTGGACCGGAACGCGCGTTGCCGCTGCGGGAGCGGGCGCAAGCCGTCTGTCAACGGCACGATATCAGTTGCACATGGGGGAATGGCTAATGGGACTCTTTGAATTTTTGTGGATCGCCGTCATCGTGGTGCTTGCGGTCGCGGCCGTTATTTGGGTGATCGGCTACTTGGCCCCGACCCATCCCTCGATCATTGATCGCGGGTTGTGGGTCTTGGCGGTCGTGATCATCCTCTGGTCGCTCGCGCGCGCACTGGGGCTGTTCGGCCACGATCCGCAGATTCCCAGGATTCGCTGACACATCGTCGAAAGGAGGGCGAGACCTAGACGTGGCGATTCGCACGGTTGGGACAGGTAAGACCTATAGCACGGTCCAGGCGGCGATTAACGCCGCGGTGAGCGGGGACACGATTGCGATTGACCCAGGCGGCGGCACAGGCCCCAACGGAGTGTATCCAGAGTCGCTGACGTGTCCGGACAAGGGTGTCCTGGGCAGTGCCATCACGCTGACGTCGTCGGCGTCGGCGGCGAATCTGCCGGCGGTCGGGCAGCGGACGAGTCCGGCGTATGTGGCGTTCATGCCGACGATTCAGTCGCCGGGTGTGGGGGCACCGGCCGTCCAGGTGGAGGTGGGGGCGAATCACTACACGTTCCGGCACATTCACTTCCCCGAGGTACCGGGCGGCATCAACCAGATCATCTCCATCGGCTACGCAGACTCGACGCAGCAATTTGAGAGCGACGAGCCGACGGATATCACGATCGACCAGTGCTACATCCACGGCAGCGCGACCCTAGGGCAGAAGCGGGCGATTCACACGGCGGGGAAGCGGATCGTCATCACGAACAACTATTTCGCGGACATCAAGTCGACCGGCGCGGGGGAAGGCGACAGTCAGTGCATCGCCGGGTGGAACGGCCACGGCCCACTGACCGTCACGAACAACTACCTGAGCGCCGGGACCGAACCGTTCCTGTTGGGGGGGTCCGATCCGAGTATCCGCACCTACCTGACGGTGACGGGCAGTCCGACGACGACGTCGGCCACGGTGACGTGTTCGGAGGCGAGTCATACGCTGGCCGAGATCGCGGTCGGACAGACGATCGCGTGTCTGGTGGGCGGGGTCTGGAAGCAGACGACGCTCACCAGCAAGAGCGGGAACGGCGCGTCGGGCACGATTGGTTTTACCGCGCTCTCCGCCGCGCCCGATGTCGGCACGAACACGATCAAGGCGGGGTGTATCCTCGACGGCCTACTCTTTCGCTACAACCATGTGAAGAACGATCCGGCCTGGATTAATGAGGCGTGGATCATTAAGAACCTGCTCGAGTTGAAAGCCTGCGTCAACGCGCAGATCGATAGCAATATTTTCGAGAACCATTGGCGCGGCGGCGACGATGCCCCGGCGGCGATCTGGATCAAGACGGTCGATCAGGACGGGACCGCCCCCTACCTCCAGACCAAGAACATCGTCATCGAGAAGAACATCATCCGCCACTGCTACGGCGCCTTTGAACTGCACGGCATTGAAGCCGAAAACGGCGGACGCCCCGGTCCCCTGACCAACATCACGATTCGCAACAACCTGGTGTACGACTCTGGAACTGATCCGTGGCGGCAAGGTGGGCAGACGTTTGCGTTCGTCGTGACTGAGGGGGTCGTCAACTGCACGATCGACCACAACACCATCGTGCATGTGACGACGGGAACCGCCGGGGGCGCACTGCAGCTTGATGACACCGTGGCGTTGTTATCAGGGTTCGTCTTTACGAACAATCTGGTCCGCGGCGAAACCTACGGGATCATCTGCTCGGGAGGGCAAGGCACGGCGGGGCTCGCGGCGGCGGCGCCTGGCTACGTCTTCCGCAAGAACGCGCTCTCGAATGTCTCATCGGGTGACTATCCCACGGACAATCAGTATCCCTCAGATGCCACCTGGGAAGCCCAATTCACCGCTTACGCGGTCGATGGCGTGAACGCGAACTTCGCACTGCTACCTGAGAGTCCGTACGCGCTCGCGGGCATCGATCATGCGGATCTGGGAGCGAACATCGGCGCGGTGCTCATGGCGACCGCCACCACGCTGACGGGATCACCGATTGTGGAAGCGATTGGCGGTCGTCGCAGATTTCGTCGCTGATGCAGGTGGGTCGCGTCAGGGACGCTCAGTGGGAATGTGGAACGGTAGCGACTACTTGAGGTGGACCGCGGCGAGGCTATGCTGGCGGATGTTGTCGCTTTCGTTTCTCGCGCTCTTCCATTGCAGCGAAGAACAAGACAGGAAGGCAACTCACCACGAGCGTGACGAACATCCAGCCGCGCACGCGATCAGGACCGAGCAGTATGACCGCGCTCAAAATGACCATGAACGGGACGCCGGCAATGAGCACCCGCTCGTCCCAATTCGTAGTGTCAGACTTCATGATGGGTCGCAGTCTAGCACAGAGTAGAGCGGGGCTCAGGCGGGCCGACTGCTGGGAACCCATGCTGCCCCGGTGTGGGACGCTGGTGCCGCCTGACCCCGTTCGATCGTGGCACCGGATCGTGGCACGCTGGGAAACTCGTGAAATCTGGAGCCGGCGATCGGACTTGAACCGATGACCTGCTGATTACGAATCAGGTGTCGTCGGATTCGCGTCAACGCCGTAAGTGATTGATTCTACGCGCCGCGTCGCTTTCGTGGCCCGTCGGACGCGATGTGAATGTGCTTCGAATCAACCCGTGCGTTCCCGGGGAATCTGATGGCGTCTCCTACTGATCGTGGCACGGGGTGCGTGGCACGGTCGCGGAACCGGCCTTCCAGTGCGGCGCTCGTCGCCTTCATGCGCTCGTCCAACCCTGGCACATAGAACTGCCGTGTCGTCGCGATCGACGTGTGCCCAAGGTGCATTTGGATGTCTCCGAGTTCGGCGCCGCGCGCGCTCAACGTGAGGCCGGTGGCGTGACGTAGATTGTAGGGGCGGATCCCTTTCGGCCAACCTGAGGCGCGCAGGGTCCGCGCGAAGCTCCGCGTATCGTAATACCCCCAAGCGTCAGCGGCGACGAACGCTTTCCAGGCGTCGAGCATTTCTGAGTTCAGATGCAACGGCACGGCGTGCCCGCCCTTCGCCGGTCGCACCCACCAGATCCCGCGCTCAAGATCCACATCTGACCGCTCGGCGCGCTTCAGCTGCGCGGGCCGTTGACCGGTTGTCGCGAGCACCAGAAACCGCGCGCGGGTCTTCGCGGAGCGTCGGAGCTTCCCGCCAGCCAATTCCTTCCGCCTCAGTTCCATCAGCACGCTGAGAATCACGTCGTCAGGCACCCAGGCGGGCCGCTGCACGCGCGGGCGGGCAATGTGGATGTCATCGACGGGGGTTTTGACAGTTGGCCCATCCAGCGTCTTCCACAGGCGATCGAGCGCCAATCGACGGTAGTAGAGCGACTGTGGAGAGTAGCCGGCGTGGCGCCAGCGTTCAAGCGCTTGCTGACACTGTGCGGCGGTGATCTTCCGCCGCGGCAGCTCGCCATATTCGCGCGCCCAGGCGTGGAGACTCGGGCGAATCCCCGCACGTTTCGGCAGCTTCGTTTTCGCGATGAACGAGTCGATCGCACCGGCCAGCGTGGATGCGTCTGCGGTGGGCTGGCGCTCGTCGCGCAAGTCTGACGTGGTTAGGTCGCGCCAGCCGCGCAACGTCTGTAGGCTGGTGCGCAACGGGAACCGTTGGCTTCGGCGCAACGCGCCAGCGCGGGCGACGACTTCATACCCGCCGGCATCTTTGTAGATGCCCCGCTCGATCGTCTCTCGGCGGCCGTGTCTCACTGGAGGAGGTTATCGAGCAGTGTTTCCACGCTGGACACGATCACGCCGGCGATGATGGGGCGCCTGAGGGCTACGAGTTGTAACTTGCTCGTCACGCGGTGCCAATCGTTCGCCAAGTCGGTCGAGGGCGGTGACGACCCGTTCGACAGAGGCGAGGACGACACTTTCAAGGAGGGCAATGGTCGTCGTTGGAAGGAGAGCACCATGCGCCGCCGCCTCTGAGTGGTGGTTGATCGTCGACGGCGGATTGTGTAACGGAGTGTCGCGGGAATTCAACGGCAAATCGATACCGGTTGTCCGATTTTTTGTCGCATCCGACGATTCGGATTCGAAAGACGCGAAGAAGGCAGACAAATGTTCGCCTGTCGTGGCTTTCACCCAGCGTTCGATCGTTTCCAAATCTGGACGATAGGCTGGATACCGCTTCGTGTTTTCCGTCCGATGGATCGCGGACTTGTCAATCCCGCTGGCTTTCGCCAAATCATCGAGACTCCAGGAACGGCCATCTCGATCTCGTCGTTGCGCAAGTCGCAGTTGACTCAACTTGCGTCGCACGCGTAACCAATCCATCGTGGCGGCGAGTCTAGATCAGCCGTAAGTCCGTTGCGCTGAGTCCGATAGCGAAATCGTCTCCAAAACAACACTTTCGGCTTGACATTCGTGTCACTCAATCCTATATTCTTGCGCTATGAGTCCTACAGACGTGGCCGCGCCGATGGTCGCGAGCGTTTCCGATGCCCCCGTGGTCCAACCGATCGACTTACCGACCGTGATGAACGTGCCCGACATGCTGCGGGCGTTTCGTGTCAGCCGGTCCTACTTCTACAAGTTGAACAAGCTGGGTCGCTTCAAGGATTTGGAATTCAAGCCCCAGTTGTCGAAGCGGAAGAAGTGGAGCGGCGTCAAGGTGGCGGCCTATCTGCGGGGCGAGCGAGTCAAGTAGATGGCGGACCCTATTCCGATGACGTGGCTTGATCCGCTGTTGACCGGACCGGATGCCGTAATCGGTAAGCCGCCTTATGGGTGTCCAGACATCGAGCGGTTGTTGAACGCGCTGCGACAGCGTACAGGGTGGCAGCCGATTGAAACCGCGCCAGAGGGAATCTACGTGCTCGTCTACTCGACGCTGTATCCGAGAGACAGACCGGTATTCGGAAAGAAGGTTCGCGGTAAGTGGCACAACAGCAGTGGCCGTTTGCATTCGCTGACGCATTGGATGGACTTCGCCCCATTGCCGTTGCCCGATCCGCCGCGTGGCGAGAAGGTGAAGTGAGCAATGGCGCATACACCAGGACCGTGGAAGTTGAACACAGTGAGCGGTCGGTTGCCAGAAGTGCGCGAAGTGAAAATGCCGCACGGTGAGGCGTCCATCTACGTCGCAACCGTTTTGGGTCCGGCTCGCGAGCATGTCTGCAAACTGGACTTCGGATACGGCAAGGCGTCCGACGTTTCCACCGCGCGTCTGATCGCTGCTGCGCCTGAGCTGCTCGCCGCGCTGAAGAAGGCTCAGATCGACGTGTGTAGCGAGTATTGCGGCGAATCGCACCATGTCGAAAGTTGTCGTGATGCGACCACCGCCATCGCGAAAGCGGAAGGTCGCGCATGATGCGCTCACGCGTCGCGGTCCTCTTCGAGCTGATGCACGCGATCTTGGAGCCGCGACAGTTCCACGGCGAGATGGCAGACGAGAGCGGCCAGTCGGACTTCCTGACGCGGTTCGGACTGGCGCTTGAACCGGAAGGAATCCAGGGACTCTTTCAAGGTGTCAGCAGCCGTCCGTCGGATGTGGTCCATAGGCGAGAGACTCTAGTGAACGTGTAGGTCCAACACCTACACCGATGATGGGTGCATAGCCATGTTGTTGTTCGCGACGTTCACTGCGCCCACTGAGCGCGATCGGGAATGGAATCAGAAGTTGGCGAGCGCCATCTGGCAAGCGGCCGTGCGCTGTTCGTGGAACTTGAATCAGCTCGCCAATGTATTGGGCTATCCGAGTGCCTCGAATCTCGGCAAGGCGCTACGGAACGAGCCGGGGAGCAGCCTCCCGACGATCTCACGGTTGGCGCGCGCGGGTCGGCCGTTCTGGTGGCAGTTCGGGCCGCTCTTGGAACAGGTCATCGCAGAGATGTCCTGGAAGGAACTGCGCGAAACCGTCGAAGCGCGCGCCGACGAGGAATCCTTCATCGAGAAACGGAGAGCCTAATGATTGCGATTGCGTTTCAGCCCAATCCGAGTTTTCCGCTGGGGCTCGTCGGGTCGTTGCTGGTCCTTGGTGTCGGCGCGAGCGGGATGCTGACATGGTTGGTCTCCACCGAACCGCGCTGGCGTCTCAGGCGAGCGTGGGTGGGCGCCGCCGTCGCCGCCGCCTTGTTCTTCCTGGTCATTCGCGCCGTGGCATCCCAGGTGGTCTGTGGCGCCTGCATTGGGTGCGACCCCTGGTGGCTCCAATATTTTTGGGTCTGCATTTAAGGAGAGCGTCATGGCCAGTCTTGCGCTCGCGTCGACACCGAATCAGATCCAGCCGGTCCGTGTGAGGAATCGGCGCGCGATCGAGATCGCGGAGGCCGAGCACTTGGTCTACGAGCATCTGGAGTATCACGAGATTCGCGCCAAGCACAGCACGATGACGGCGATCAAACGCCAGGAACTGGCGCAGCGGTTGGTCGCCTCCGTGCTGGCGTTGGTGAGGACACAGCTGTGACCGCTGACTTGAAAGCGAAGTGGATCGCGGCGCTGCGAAGTGGTGCATACAAAAAAGCCACCGGCCAACTGACGAAAGATGGCCGTTCCTATTGCTGTCTCGGTGTGCTCTGTGTCGTTGCTGGACGCGAAGTGCTTTCGAATCCAGGCGCGCTATTCGCTCCTGACGACCTGTTGCCGCATGGGATGCAAAGCCAGTTGGCGAACAGAAACGACGGCATTGAGTATCAGGGGTTTCCGGTCCCTTGGTCGTTCGCTGAACTCGCGGACTGGATTGACGCGAACGTTCCCGTCGATACGGAGCCAGAGTCATGACACTGAAACTCGTTGACCTCCCGCCGAAGACCGAGACACCAACATCCGGCGAGACGCCGAATCTGCGGTTGAACGCGCATGCTGGGCAGCTTGCTGTGGCGGCGTTCTGTCACCACCAACAGCTCTATCAGCACGACACCCGCTCCTGGGGCGCCTTGTCCGCCGCCGAGCAACACCTGTGGGTGATGGACCTCGCCGAGTTCTTGAGAGACCGCGAACCCGCGAAGTGCCTGATGGGCTGTGGCCGCTACGTCCGTCCAGGCGACACCTACTGTGACGATCCGATCTGCAGCATTCAAGCGGAGCGCGACCGATGAGCCGTAGCAACCCGAACGTCAACGCGCCGAATCCTGCGGTTCGCTGGTTCGAATGGAACGGCGAGCACGGCAAGGTGCGCTACTACGACAAAGAGGCGAGGCAGAACGTCGACGTGCCGATCCCATTTACGTTCCTGCTCCTCGACGAACTGGCAAGCGTGCGCGGCTGGCATGACGCGTCAGAGAGCGGCATCTATTCGAACGAAGTCCGCGACACGCGCACCGACTTCCTGGTCGTGAAATCGTTCAAGGGCGGGACGCTGGCCGAAGGGCTCTACAAGGCCATCAAAGACCGCGTCAACACGCTCGGCGGGCAGTTCGTCGCCAACTGCTACATCGCGTTCAAAGAGAATGGCGGGCTGGTGATCGGGTCGTTGCGCTTCAAGGGTGCTGCGCTTGGGTCGTGGATGGAGTTTCGGAAGGCGCATCGCAGCGAACTCTACGACGCGGCGGTGAACATCACGGGCTACACCGAAGGGAAGAAAGGCCGGATCGTCTTTCGGATGCCCACATTCGAAGTCAAGGCCGTGTCGGAGGACACGAATCGGCAGGCCGTCGCGCTCGACAAGCAGTTCCAAGCGTGGCTGGAAAGCTACTTCAGCCGTCGCACGAACGACCAGACGGAACCGCCAGCCGACACCGAGCACGATGACGACTACATCGACGAGGCGCCACATGACGATCACAACGCGCCGCTGACCGACGACGATATCCCGCTCTAACCATGTATGCCGACTGGCCGACTACCGCGCGTACTTGCTGCGGCCAACCCGTTGGACGCGGATCCCGCTGTCCTGCGTGTGGTCGAGGTCTGGTGGAACGGCTGCGTGCTGAGCGACGGGAGAGAGCTGTTTATCCGATACGAGAAGCTTGCCACGCTCTGCCTGGAACTCGTGCAGGCCGGCTGGCCGATCACGGCGCGGACGACATGGGCGCGCATCAAGCAGGACGACACCGAGTTGGTCGAGGAACTGATTGAGATTCACAGAGTTGGATCGAGGAATACCGACGCCTCTACGGAGACACGCTTGGAGGACTCTGATGTTTTCTGAACGCACGGCCCTACGCCTCGATCGGGAAGCCTGGGCCGAACAAGACGAACGCGATCGGTTGGATCGAGAAGCCCAAGAGTTGCGATGGCAGGCGTTCGTCGAGATGTTGCGCGCCTGCATCAATCCGCACTTCCCGTGGGCGGCCGTGTGTGCGGCTGTGCCGTGTGCCATGACACATGCCCCCGACACGCACAACACCATCGAGGGCGCCATGTACGAGTTCGCGGCGTCGTACGGATGGCCGTCCGTCCTCCGAGCGATTGCGCAAGCGATGGACGCGGATGCCGCCGAACGCGCGGAACTCGAACGGCGACGGTAGGCATGGCGACTCGATGGCGGACAGCATCGATCGGTTTGGTCAGCGTATCCATGCCAAGGTGTCCAGGCGTCTATGTCATCTCTCTCGGTCAACGACTCACGTACGTGGGCTCAAGCTGGAGTCTCGCGGAGCGTTTCCCGTATCACAAGATTCGTTGCGTGGAGGGTGTCTGGATAACGCCATGGGGCGGATCGGTTCACCTCCGAATCAAATACAAAAGATCGAAACGATTCGGTGACTGGCTGATGGATGAAGCGAGACTGATTCGGAAACTCGTGCCGCCTGGAAACAAGACAATGATCAGCGCCGCGCGCGCGCCGAGCGTCTGGTAAATGGCTTGGGTGCGGATTCACGACGCAGCCTTGTCGCACCCGAAAGTGATCGGGTTGTCCGATAAAGCGTTTCGGCTCTGGGTGTGGGGATTGTCACACAGTCAGCAGCATCTCACAGATGGCTTGATCGAGTCGCACACGGTACCGATTCGGCTAAGGCGGGCATCTGCCGATCTCGTGACGAACAGACTCTGGGAAGCACATGACCGCGGATTCTCCGTTCACGACTACCTGGATTGGAACGACAGCCGAGAGACCGTGATGAAGAAGCGTAACGCGTTACAGCAGCGCGTTACAGACTTCAGAGTGAAACGCGCGATGACAAGTGGCGTGGGTAAGAGTACTGATCTTTCGGAAAGGGAGTCTGAGGGAAAACCACCAAATGGCGCGTCCGATGAGCGCTTGCGCGCGCGTGCTGGACGATTGCGCGAAGAACTCTACCCAGCGTGGTACAGCAAGTGGCGCAATGGTGCGCAGTTAGCGTTGATTGCGAGTCCGATTGAATTTCAGCAAGCGCTGACACTTGTGAAGACGTGGCCAGACGAGCGGCTCGAAAAGCTCGCGCGCATCGTCTTGACGACCGATGCCGACGAGTGGATCACCCGCACCGACCGAGGGTTCCACGTGTTCTTCAAGAAGGCCTCCTGGGCGGATGACCGGCTCCGACAAGCCGAGCAAGGCACGTTGTGAAGTTCGTGAAAGCGCTGGCACGCACCGATGGCGAGCTGGCCGGGACGTTCAGCGCCGCGATGTTGATGGCCGAGAAACTGCGCGGTGATGGTGCCTCTCGCGAGCAGATCGAGAGCTATGTCGCGACGGCGCTCGAGCAGGCGTGGCCGAAGGGTCGCACGGAGCCGTGGCACTACTTCTGTGAAGTCTGCAGCGACTCAGGATGGGCGATTCGGACGTGTCAGCAGCGATCGTGCGGGCGGCCGTTCAAGCTTCCAGGACAGTCAGGAGACGACCACACAGGGCAAGGGACATGCGCGCCTGGACATACCTACGCGGCACCTTGTGACTGTCACAAAGGCGAAGAACGACGCCGGCAACTCTTGAAGCAACGACGGCCGGAAGATGCGGTGGAGATGGCGGTGCGGTCGAAACCGACGAGGCTCGGACGCTGATGGATATGGGACCGAGTAGCGGCTTGCTCCATGCGAAACCAGAGAAGCGCTCAACCACAAAAGGTCGCGTGGATCGGCGAGAAACCCAGATCGTGAAAGCCGTACGCGAGCACGATGTGGAGCGAGACGGTTACTGCCGCGTCCAATCGGATGATCCGATGCTGCGCGTGATCGTCGGGCCATGTCGCGGCACATCCGCGCTCGCCCACTTGGAAGACGCTCGACGGTGTCATACACGCGGCCAAGAACCGGAACGGCGGCATACGACTGCGGGAACGGCGATGCTGTGTCAAGGGCACCACGACACGTACGACGCGCACGACTGGGCGATCGAGTATCTGACGCTGCGCGGCGCAGACGGGCCACTGCGCATTTATGCCGGCGAGATGGAGTATCGCGAAGGGAATCCCAGGCGATGAACCGAGACGTGTTCGTCTATCTGTCAGGGCCGATTACCGCCAAGCACGGTTACACCGTCGAGGAGAACGTAGCCGCTGCTGTCAAGGTCTACCTCGAGTGCCTGCGTCGCGGCATTCCAGCCTTCTGTCCGCATTTGAGCGGTGCGTTTCCCTCTGCGTTTAACGTCGACTACGAGACGTGGATCGCCTACGACTTTGCCGTCATCGAACGCTGCACGCACGTCATGATGCTGCCGCGTTGGGAGACGAGTGCGGGAGCCGTTCGCGAGAAGGCGCACGCTGAGGCATTGGGCTGCGCCGTCGTGCATTCGTTGGACGAATTGTCGTAGATGGCGACCATCATCGGCGAGTGCAACGGCGCGGACTACACGAAACCGGTCATTGAGGCGGACTTGGTCGAAGAGTTCAGGATGGAATGCTTGACGATCGAGGATGTGCAGGACATCGCGGCGGGGATTGTGCCGTCAAGTATCCAAGCGACGGCGAAACAACTCTTGGACTTCGCGGACATGACTAGACGCAATGCGCAGAAGCCCGTCCGTCAGGCGAAGTCGAAGACACGCAAGCGGCGGATCGACTCGCCGGTCATGCACGAGATCGCGGAGACGGCCGGACAACCATGAACACGGGATTGACGCTCGCTGAAGCCATTGTGATCGCGACGATTATCGTGTGCTGGACGGTCTACGTCATTGCGCGCGGCATCATTGAGAAGTGAACTATGTGGACTGACGCAGACATCGACTACTGGGTCACGCGACTGTTCGCGGCGAAGGATAGCAGTTACGTGGCGGCGCGCATCATTCTGCTCGAAGTGCGCGACCAGATCGGCGAAGCGACGATCACGGAGGCGCACAAGCAGAAGCGGGCGCGGTATCTCATGCGGAAGGCTGAGCGGAAAGCGGGACGGAAAAACGAGATCGCGGAGACGGTGAACGAGCCATGATTTATACACTGAAAGATTTGATCGGTAGCGAAGACGTGAAGTCGAGTCTGTCGGCGTTTTCCCCTGGCTGGGTTCGCGCCGTGCCGCTGCAGTTCTATAGCGACTATGTGTCTGCGGCGTGGGCGGTCTTGCGTGGACGCGCCGTTGCCGTGCGCTATCCGATGAACGGCGAGTTGGAGCAGGCGCTCGCTGAGACTGGCGGGATTCGTGTTGAGAAATCGCGCTAGGGGAGAGACGGAGGAGCCGCCGCCATGAAGAAGAAGGATCGCGACGATTTGAAGTCCCTGTTGGGCGAAGGCTTCCACTGCGCATTTCGCAAAGCGTCGTCTCATCATCTGTCGAACAGGATTTGGCTCGACATTCGTGATTTGCCGACGCGCGAATGGTCGGAAGTGCTCGACTTCGTGATGCTTGGCATCGCACCATTTGTGGACGATCTCTTGAAACAGCAGCGGATTACCACCGACGGTGGACGCGGTAAGTCGAATGACGACAGGGTCACAGTTGACCATTCGCGTTAAAGGAATTTGCACTTTCTGATGTTGGAGCACGCCCGCATGAGCACCGCCACGAAGTTTTGGGTTCTACATGACTACGGCACCGAAGGCTGGGCGATTGTCGATCGCAAGGACTGCGCGACCATTCTGGAGGCGGTGGAATTGCGCGAGTCGCATCTGGCGAATGCTGGCGGCACCGTCGTGGTGGTCGAAGTGATCGACGTGATCGATGCCTATCGACGCGCGGATTACGAGCGCGAAGCGCTGAAACGAAAAGCGCAATCATGAGGCTGCTGGTCAGTCTGGTGATCGGCGCGTCCCTCGTGAGCATGCTGGGCTGGGCGTTGAAGTTTCTAGCGTTTGGGAAACCGCCGCGATTCGTCGTGGATGATCTCCGCGACTTGAAGAGGAGAGCGTAAATGGCGATCGAGAACACGACAAATAATCCGCGTCCTGAATGGGTGCTCGGAGGCGATCCAGAGAGCATCGAACGACAAGAAGCGCAGGGACAGGCGCAGTTAGCGCGCTCATCGCAACTTCCGGCCGATGGCCTGACGCCAGAACTCGCTGCGAAGCATCAGATCCAGATCGTCGGTCCGTCCAAGGGTGACGCGCTATTTGTGGACGTGAAGCTTCCGAAAGGCACGGAGGTTAGGCCGACTGATCATTCGATGTGGTCGGAGTTGTTCGCTGGTGACGTGAAGATCGCGAGCATCTTCTACAAAGCGGCCTTCTACGATCGCTGCGCCTTCATCCGCTTCGAGAACGACTGAAGCGTGGCGTATGGGCCGAGTCAGCATCAACGGAGTCGGTGACGCGATGGGTGGACCAACCGGGAAAGATCGCGGCTGGGAAGTGCGGACCGTGCGGAATGGCGCCGTTTGCATCGCTGGCAAGACGTATCGGCCCGAGCAGCATCACCTCGCCTACGACGGACGCTTGGACGGGCTGCGATGCCTCTTCGGTCGTTACTGGGAGATCGATCACTACCTGCCGTTCGTGAACCTGTGGGGCACAGAGGAAAACGCGCGTTCGGAGTCTGCTGACTTTGGTCCTGAATGCGTTGACGGCACGCTGCCGTGGATGTTTTGGAAGTGCGACGAGTAATCGGCCTGATGGGCACGGAGTGAACGCGCCATGAGCGAGCCGACGGTGCAGCAGCAGATCGTGGATCGGAAAGCGCAGCGCGAGAAACTGCGCGCCTACTTTGAAGCGAATCCCGACGCCTATTGGACGCAGGAGACGCTGGCCGAAAGCTGTGGAGCCGACGTTGGCGCGGTGCGAACGCGCATCAGTGAACTTAGGGCTGAGGGCATGAACCTGGTGGACACCCAGCCGAGTTTTCGCACCAAAGACGGCATCCTGCATCGCGGCAAAAAGCTGTGGTCGTATGTCGTCAGGCCAGCGCATCCTCTCGGTCCTGATGCCGCTGAACCGCGCGAACGTTTGCTGTTTGACACGCATCCGAGAGGCTAAGCATGAAGAGCGCGTTTGCAGGCGTTCCACAGGCGTGGGTGATTGTTACCAAGGACCAGAAGCCGTTGCTCGATGCGGCGCAGCTGCCGATGTTTTGGAATCGCGCCGTTGCGCGTCAGCATTTCAAACCGTGGATGCGTGAGCATGGCTGTCGGATCGTGCGCGCGTTTGTGCTGGTGAGGACGCCAGGATCGGACACGTTAGCCAAATCGGTCCGTTTGGCGCATCCGAGAGACTAGCGATGGCGAGATGCTTTGATTGCCTGCGCGACTTCGCTGCGGACGAGGACCGATTTGCTGTGCTGAAGCAAATGCGCGACATCCCGCCAGAGGTAGAACCGTTTCTCGATGCGCAAGAACGCCGCTGGTATCGGAGCATGAATCAGGATCCGGTGTTTGTCTGTGAAGACTGCGCGGGCTGGTATGGGGACCATCCGATTCGTCTAACGGCAGCGGAGGCCGAAGCATAGGACATGGGCCTGAAGTACGCGATTCATCGGATTGACGCCAACGCGGCTGAAGTGATCGCGGCGATGGAGCGTGCCGGAGCCTCCGTGGAACGTCTCGGCCGGCCCGTGGATGTCGCGGTCGCCGTGGATGGGCAATCGGACCTCGCGGAAATCAAGACGATTACCGGGCGTCTGAGACCGTCACAGGAGCGGTTCTGGTCACGGTGGAAGGGGCGGAAAGTGGTCCTACGGACGAAAGCTGATGGCGTGGCCCTGGTTGATCGGTTGAAACAACAAGCTCGACACCTTGCGGAGTCCTCCTCATGAGCGCCGAACCCGCCGCCCAACCGAAGCCAATCTGTTCGCAGTGCGGCAAGGAAGGCGAACTGAAGCCGTTCGGTCGGTATGGCGCGCTGATCTGCTACGACTGCTGGATGACTGACGACTCGGGCCACTGCAACTTCACGATTCACGTTGATGGACATCTGGAGCGTCGCGATGACTGACAAGTCGGCCGCCCCGCGCGGCGCCGAGCGGGTGCTGGACTGGGCAGCGCAGTTGGTGCGGATCGTCTGTGGCGCCTCGCTCGCGCGCAATATTGAGGAGGAAGTCGCCGAACCGGTCCGTCGAATCGCCTTACAGATGCGCGATGCGGCCTACGAATGGCGATCTGGGGACGCCCTCCAGGCCGCGCCCGCCTCGCCGGAACGCGTTGTCCCGCCAACAACTGCGGGTGGAAATGAAACAGTCGTAAGGGATGGCATTTATATGAGTCGCAAGCCGTTCAATGAGCTACGCGCGCGCATGTCGCCGGATGCTCAGATGCGGGCCGCTGAGCGAACGAAACAGATGCTCGACGCCATTGATCAGCGATCTGCAGATACCGCAACAGCAGCCGCTCCCGCCTCGCCGCCGCTGAAGGAGCTAGCGACGCGTCTTAGCCAACACGGCGAGACGCTGAAGAAGGGTCGGCGACCATTTTGGGATTGGGAGACAATTAACCTTCTCAACGAAGCTGCGGCAGCCTTGCGGGCCGCTCCAGGGGCCACGACGGAGCATGGTATGCGGTCACGATGTGAGAAGTGCGGAGTGGCGACGCCGTGGGATCCTCCCCAGGACGGTCTTCATCAGGGTTGCGGTGGTCGCGTGACGCTCATCGCAGAGTCCACTCCTGCACCCCTCCCTTCGTCCCAGGAGAAAGCCATGAAGGATCTGAATATTGATACGCTCGTGAGACAGTTACTCGCGCAGGCTGATCGCGAGGGTGTGACGCGCAGCGAACTAGCAGCCCAAATCGAAGCCGCGTTGCGTGCAGCTGGTTTTATGGCGCGTGTATATGTCTAAAGCCAACGAAGCCACGGCGTCCGACTCGCCCGTGCTGGACCTGCAAGCGATCAAGCGACGACGCTGCGCTTGCATTGAAGCCTACGACTCAGGGCGTGTCGTCAATGTCATCGAGTGTGATATGCCCGTGCTGATTACTGAAATCGAACGCCTGCGGGCGCTCCACGCCTCCACCGAGCCGTTGCGAGAGCAAATCGGCAACTACGTCGATCGACTGTGCGGACGGTCTGATCCGAAAAGCAGCCAAATCGCGCAGGACTTGATCGCGATTCTCAACGCTTCCGACAAGGTCCACGCCTCCACCGAGGTGGGTAAAAATGAAAAAGAAGTCGACTTGGTGGGTCGATCTATTCGAGGCGCTGATCGGCGGTTCACTGGTAGCGCTGGCGATCAATCTGATTCTGCAAATGATTCGGGATGCTTGGTGAGCGATGGCGTGCTCCGAGAGTTGTTCGATTTTATCGGCGTCAACAATCTGAAGGATGCGAAGCAGTCGGTGACTGGCCTGCGTGAGCGCATCATCTTCACGCGCGACTTCGAATCGATTCGAGATCGTTCGCAGGCCACCGATGGAGCGCTCCGGCAGGTGGTGGAGCGAATGAAGCGACTGCGTCGGTATCTAGTAGGCGGATCGCTCGCTGGAGATACAGACAACGAGGAGATGATGCGGGCGAAAGACGTGCAGAAGATTCAGGACCAACTCTCAGCCCTCCTCGCCCTCCCGCTGGGTGGGGAGCGGAAGACGTATAATACTAGTAGACTTGACACGAATACTAGTAATGTGTTATGCTGTCTCTTGGAGGTGAGAGAGATGGCCGACCATAAAGGATTCGCCAGTGAGCAGGAAGCGCGGGAGCGGGCGGTTGCGGACATGCCGAATAAGCAGGTCTACATCATCGAATCACGCGGTCAGTTCTATGTCGAGACGGAGGACGATTCCTACGGCGGCTTTCTACGGTCGTGGGAGCGCGAGTGCTACCACGGGCTGGGACGCGAGGCGTTGAAGCCGAACGGCAAGCGGTGGGTGGTGCGGTCGTGACGCGTCTCGTCATCGTCACGTATGGGCAAGGCAGAATTTTTCACGAATACATCAATGCCTCAACCGACGCGGAAGCGTTGGCGCTCGCCGTGCGGCAACTCCGCGACGAGGGCCACGATCCGCACGAAGCACTGGTGCTCGCTGGATCGGCCGCGATTCATGACAACGGCGACGGCGGCGAGGTATGGGACGCCTCTCGCGCTGGCTAGCGATACGTGGTGCTGAGTGGCGACTGAAGCGGTCTACACTCGCGGGATGGCAAAGAAGCGAGGCTACTCCCGCGAGTTCACCCCGAAGACGGAGCGCCGCGTGCAGCTCCTGATCGATCGGATCCCGCCGACGCTCTACGATGCCGTGCGCGCCAAAGCCAAACGCGAAGGCGTCTCGCTGCGCGCGCTGGTGCTCGGCTGGCTCAAAGATTGGGTCGCCTCTCAGGAGCCGACCGCGCCGGAGGAGCCGCGATGAACGACGATCGATTGCACGAACCGGATGAGGAACGCCGCTGGTTGCCGCGTGAAGGTCTCGTATCGCTGCTCGATATTGTAGGCGGC